GGCTATTTCCCCGCCGCACTGCGGATCATTAGCTGCCTTAAAAAGAGGACAAGCATTCAAAGCGTCTCGCCTAGTCCTATGAACAACCCCGGCCCCCACCAATCTAGTACCATCCGGCAAAGGCTCCCCAACATGCGTAAACCAAAAAGACTCCTCAGGCAACTCATCAGCCAACTCAGACAAATCAGCCGGAACCCGCTCCTCAAACGGCACACCGTCATCAGTCTGCCGCAAATGGTCAGCAACATCATCACCATAAGCATCTCTAATAAAATCCAGCCGCCGCTCACGCTCAACCAAATCATTCGTCGGCTCCCACAACGCCATCGTACGACCATTAAACGTCAACGAATCAAAATCAATACGCTCCTGACGCTGCATACCCCGGCGCTCAAGCCAAGTATCACTCGCAGGAACCATAGGATTATACCCAAATATTACACGGTCCTCAAGAAACCGAAACTTAGGATTATTCAACGTACCTAAACTATCACCCAACGTACCAAACCTATCCCGAGGCGACAAATCACCACGATCCCACGACGGCCTCGGAGCATCATCAACACGCTCCAACACGCCGTTAGCGCCACGCCTCGCCAACACAAAATTCTGCCTAAACACATCAACCCCAGGCGGGTGATCAGCACCATCCGCAACCTCAGCCAACCTGCCAGCAGCATCCACCATCGCAAAAACAAACCCCTTAGGGCGCTCCCACAACGTCTGCTCCTGAATGATGCCATCAAGATCAGCATCAGGCGGATTAGGTTTATAAGGTTCTGAACGAAGACCGCCCCAGCGGCCAGGAATAGCTGCCATAACTATATCCTATCCTGCCGTGGGCACCTTCGCCAGCGACGATGCAGAATACGCTCCTACCCCCGCCGCATTCACAGAAGCCAGACGGAACAAATACGAAGTCCCATTAGTCAACCCAGTAACGGTATACACAGGATCAGTATTGCCGGTATCAGCCACCACAGTACTCCACGTCGCACCAGAATCCGTGCTTTGTTGAATATTAAACCCAGTAATCTCATAGACCCCCCCATTCCATGTAGACTCTGTCCACCCCAAAGTTATCTGAGTATCCCCAGCAACCGCAATAACATTAGTGGGTGCATTCGGTGTAACAGGCAGCTTAGACACCGTATTCTCATGCGTTTGCACAAACCCCAAAGCGTCATGGTCCACAATTTCTTCAAGAGCTAAGTCATACGAAACGTAGCCCCCCGCCAAAAGACGCTCCCCTTTAATCAGAGTAAGATCAGAAAACTCTTCTCTAATCGTACTTTCATCAATCTTCGGGTAACACGGAACCCCAGAATCATAAGCCGACAACGACGGCCCATCCATCAAAGCTTCCCTAACAACAGTAGTCAGATTGTCACGCTGTTCAGTAACAACTTGGGCACCACCATCTCGGGCCCAAATGTAAGTGCGCATATTGTAAGTAACCCTGAACGACGGATCAGCATCAACCTCATAACCATCCCGCCGAACACTGGCCGTATTCATAACCACAGTAATAACTGTAGGCCACTTGTCCAAAGCAAACGGCTCGTATGTAAAATAGCGAACCGGTGAAGGAAGCTGAGAACTGCTCAACCCCCAATGATTCCGATATGTGATAAGCCGTGACGGAAGATCATTAGCCAAATAATTAGATACATACGCCTTAGCTAGGCGAGGACCTGACATCATTTGTCAACCTCCGATCCTAGAGAATATCGCTCAAATTACGAACCGCTGAAGCCGCCCGCTTTTCCTGCCACCCTTTACCATAAACAATCCACCCACCAGTATCCTGAGCAACGCTATTGGCAAAAGTTTCAGCCCGGACCAAAGGATTTCTAACTGGCAGCCGCCAGTTGCCTTTCTGTGCCCCATGAAAATGGTACCCAGCGTACTCTACGCTAGTACCAAACTCCATTGTCTTTGGGGTAAGATTACGAACCCCACCAGGGCCTCCCGATACCAAACTATCACGCAACGCTCCCGTGCGCTGCAGAAGATCCGCTTGGAAACCCTCTCGCCGCTTCTGAGCCCTAGTGGAAGCAGCAAGGGGAGGCCACGTCCCACTGCCCCTACTTGCAAAATGTCTAGCTTCTTCCTTCTCAATGTCTCGCAGCGCCTTCGTAAAAACTGGTGAAAAGTTGCTACTACGCCGTATCATCTGCGCAAAAAAAATTCGCAGCCTCTTCGTATCAACATCTATTTTCGTGCTTGTCGCCATACTACGACACCCTCACTCGGCGGTACTTCTTTATGCTCATAAGCTCCCGCTCAGTAAAACCTGTCTCCATCGGGGCAACATTACGGGTTGTTAAGTCCTTCAAGCCAACCACGTCATCATGCATGTTCTGCATTTCCCGGGTAGCCGCACGCAACATTAACAACTTAAACACCTTAATGTTCGCCCCATCCAGCCCAGCCGTATACGTGACCGTTATACGGTCATTTGAAAACACATCATACAAATCAATACCAAAGTCCCTAACAATATAATCAGTCTCTGCAACCAACGCCACAGCAGACGCCGTAGGAGAAGACGCTGTGCGACTAACCGACGACACCGAAATAACCGGGCTACTGTTTAGATACAAAGTATAAAATCTAGGATACCGGTAGACACCAGAAGACATCGGGGAGTCAATCTCAGGAACCGTGGAATAGTTAAAGTGATACTGGTTGCTAGGAACACCTCGGCTCTGATCAGGAATTCTATACGTCTCAGTAAACGACTGTTGCTCAATAGGGCGTCGAAGGTATGCCTCAAGTTCAGCCTGCAGCCCTTCAATCACAATTTCGGCTGCATCTTCTTGAGTGTTAGTGAACGAAATGTCCATGTATGTAACAATGTCACTTACCGTAATTAACGCCATACCTAACTACCAATCTTGCTAAGACAAACTAAAATTACCGTCGACGGCCTGGGCGAATGCGGTTGAGGGCACGAGCAAGGGCGTCTCGGCCACCTCCACGGCGCCGACGGCGAGGGCGGCGAGGTCTAGACGGCAAATCGGAAACATCTATCTCTGTATCATCAATATCAATTGGCTCTGGCATACTTGCCTCCTTAAACCTATCTTCTACAATATATTACCGCATTAGGAGGCGAGCTTTCGTTTACTCCTGCCAGGAGTATCCCATAGGCAAAAAGAAACTCCCATCTAACAACATCAAACCAATAATCGAATAACCAATAATGTCCATATACGTGTCCTCCACCGGCTCATTCGTAGCCGCACGATTATTAGCTACCAGATTTTCTAAACGAGCAACCTTATCGTGGAGCCTCAAAATGAGGCCCTTATGGGCAAAACGGGCAATGTTATCGGGCCCATAATCATTCTGCTTACTGCACAAAGTTCGCCAAACAAAATCAGAATCAAGTTCGGGTCGACACTCCAATGCAAGCTGCGCCAACCTAATCCACTCAGTGCTGTCTGTCAACTCCTTCCCCAAAGTGAAATAGGTGTCAATAAGATAGTCCTCATGCATGCGAATATCCACAAGGAGAGGCTTTGCGAGAAACCCGGGGCGATGACCATACCAAACATAATTAATATGCGTCAGTGCAGCAGCATCCCAGGTTCCTACACGGCTGTCCACAGAAGCAGTCGTCGTACTACTCACAGCGACCCTCGCTTCACAGCGCTCAACGTCGCTGAAAACATCATCGAAGCAACCAGAGTTGCCGACGAAATAACAAAAGCGTCGCTGTAACCAATACCCGGACTGGCTACGGTAATCGTCGGCCAAGCCCTAAGAACCGCCGCATTCACCAGCATAGCGGCAAACGCCAATATGCCAGACACAAGCGAGATCGCAAAAATCGCAGAAGCTGTTGTGACAATCAAGTTTCCTTGCTTGTTTTCCTGCGAAAGCTTATTCAATACTTTTTCCCATTCTGCTTCAGCGGCGGGATTAACATTACTCATAACTTATTCTCCTTTACTATTTGGTACACACGTTGACGAGATAGATTGTACCGTTTGGCAATTTGTTCCAACGCCATACCCTCATGCTCTCGCAACCACACAATGTCGCTATTCCGCTGAATCACCACTTCCTTTGACTTCGGGCCAGGACGCACAGGCCCCCAACTCCAAGATGGAATATTTTCCAGCAAAGCAACACGCTCAGCCGACAACAAACCCTGCTTGTATCGTGTCCGCATGTAGCTAACCCAATTGCCCAAATTCAAAGGAGCACCAGAATCCAAAAATTCAACGTGCCCACTTGGGACTTTAGCGTCACCATACCTGCTCTTGTACTGCAGCAAAGCTGTATAATACTGATTCCAACGTGCGGTGTGGTTCATACACGTATCTTAGTCGATATGCGGTAAGATGTCAAGAGGACAATTTGAAATGTTCAATCTCTTTCGCCAAACTGCGTATACGCCTCACAGTCTCCGACGTTCCCGCATTATCAGACCACACCACAATGTCTTCACCAAACTCAAACTCTAAAGCATCCCAGCAAGCGCAGAACCGTGAGCGATACCCGGCAGGGACCTCTTCCAACCAGTAGGGAAAGGCATCTACGAACGGCTTAGCCCTAGCACCACAGATTAAAGCAAGCCCATACGACAAAGAGACAGCCCCATCATCTGCAATGGGAGCTGTCTCTGAAAGCCCTACAGTTTCAATCATATCCGCCAAATACTGCAAATCCACATGCAGCTTAGCCTTATGGAAATCCCGCATAGAGTTCATACCCTATTATAGGAAGAAGCGGGGCCCGGTGCAAGAGACCGAACCCCGCTCAGATACTTGATCGCCTTATCGGTTACCGGCAGCTTAACCGATATCCACAATCATCCTCCTTAGGGGGTTAGTCACCTTGCCGGTACAAAAAATACTCTATACCGTCAAGGTGCAACCCGCCGCAACTTTTAAGGCTATAATACAACAGCTTTAGGTCATCTCACGGGACAACTTCCCGTAGAGCATTCAGCGTCAAACTCGTCGTCCGACATCATCGTTGACCCTGACAACTTCTCCCCCAGAGGAGTCGTAGCCGCCAACATGGCCACATACTCCTCAAGCGTAAGCTCGCCCATCGGAGCCTGATCAAAACCATGCTCGCTGTGCAAAAGGAACGAAACCGACTTCATCTCAGACCAGTACTCCGCAAGATACGCCTTAATCTCCTCAAGCTCTTCCTTACGGTAGTACACGGTTACCGAAATCGAGTTATCAGCCCACAACCTTTGCAGCTTCCGCACCAAATCCATCTGCTCTACCGCCGACATATTCTCAGCAAGCACAGTACCCTCAGGGAACGCACAAGGGAACTCCACCACCACGGTACGGTCATCCTCAGAACCATCAAAGTTACGCAAAGGCTCAACGTGGAAACCTTTACTGCGGCAATAGTTAACAAGCACATCCGTGGCAGCCATACGCATCCGCTTCACAAAATACTGAGAGAAACCAGGATGCACCCCAGGAGTCACACCAGGCAGCAAGCTGAGCGTACCAGACGGCTTAATCGTGGTAAGGCGAATAGACTCAGGCCAACCTCGCTCAGCCGACCAATCAATATCAAACTCACGCAACTTCACATACGCCTGATCCAGCCACTCAACCTTATCCAACGCCTGAGCAACCCCGGTAACCCCGAGACCCAGCCGCATGTTCTTAGAAGTGATCTTATCCGACGCAGGATCAAGATACGACAAAGCTGCTGTTGCCTTCTGAACCTTATAAAGCAGCAGCGTAAGGTCAACCAGTTCCTCCCGAGAATCAATCATCGGCAAAAAAATCTCCGACAGATTACAAGACTCACGGTTAGCCAACGGAATCTCCGCACAAGGATTCACACCCACAATACTGTAATCGGGACGAACCTCACCCATGCGCCCAAACTTACGTGAAGCCTCAAGATTGAAAAACCCGTAAGGCTCCCCGTTTCCCTCATAGCCTTCCCAAACAAGCTGAGGCATATTCTGCATCTGGTACTCATTGACAAAAACAGTATTATTCGACATCGCCCGCTCAATTGGAATATTGCCAAGGTCCCACCGCTTCGCCATCAGATACTCTTCATCATCCAGACTACCAACAGCAATCTCCGCCGAACGACGAACATTACCAGCGACAACAATTGACCCAATAATATTCATACAGTCAAGAACCTCAACAGAAGTCATCGTACGGCCGATAGCCCCATCAAGTACCTTGCAAATCTTCTCAATACCAGAAATAAGAATATCGGGACCAGAAGCAGTGCCACCAAAAGTCTTAATAGGAACACCAGCAGGGCGGATCAAATGAGTAGCATAAGTCATCTTACGTGGATTGTCATCATCACCCAAGTAGCACTCAAACACCTTACGAATGACTTCACCCCACCCCTCACGGGTATCAGGCACAATGAAATCAGAATCATCAGCATCTACACGATCCACCCACGCAGACCGCACCACACCAAGACGCTCAGGTTTATCACACGAGAAACCAACCCCCCCGCCCAACATGAGCCTTTCAACTGCCCACGAAAAGTCGGTAGGCTTCTGCACATCCACAAACCAACAATTCCCAGTTAGTAGATTATCGGACAAAGCGAACGTGTGTGTCTCAGGGACCACCGCACAGAAAACAGGCTCAGGAGCGCCATACTCCCCAACGGACTCAACCTTCCAATCAGCAACGCTGGCACGCCCCACAAAATCTCCACGATGCTTCGACAAAAGGAAAAACTCTGGATCTTCAATATGGAGCGGCAACGTATAAATGGTGCTCTCCTTGCCGGTAAGATTGCTGATACGATTTTGTTCGTAAATAGGGCCAGTAGCAACACCAATAATAGTCGCAACGTCCTTGGCGGCACGCAACGAGTTAATATTGGTGCTATTCAACTGAGCGCCCTTCCCATCACGAGCATACCCGTCAGCAGCAAAATACCCTGCGAGCCAACCGTACAAATAACCACGGAACTCATTGTAATCAGGGGAAGCTTTATAAGACCGTGGAAGGCCGTAGAAAGTCGCACCGTGCTCACTTTCACTTGACTTGTAATCAAGGAAAAAATGTTCAAGCTCTGCAAGATCAGCATTAGCAACAAACGCACGAGCGCCCGTGTTATAAACCGTACCGTCACCGTAAACTAGACCAGCACGAACACCATCGTTGCTCATATCAGCAGTATGTGTGCCTTGCCCTTTTATGCTAACAAGCTTCATTCCCGGTCGCAAAGACTCAGTAAAGAACTCTTCCCGACCGTTCTTACCACGAACAATCCACCGATGCTCAGCGGTAGCACGAACAGTTTTTACCTGCTTCCCACGACGAAGCACGATTTCAGCAAGCCGCTGCTCACCGAAGCTTCGGATATCAGCATTAACCCACTTACCATAATCAGTCATAACCGTAGCATAACCAATAGCAGCTAAGTCATCAATTCGCTTAATGCCCTCCCGAGTAACAACCTCAGTTTCACCCCCAAGGCAATTCACCAAACTATCCCCACCCAAACGCTTGTTGTTCGGAGTGCCCAGCTGCCACAGCATACGTCCAGCAACGCTGCCCTTCAAATTGAAAAGATAATCATAAAGACGAATAGCCTCATCCTCAGACAGTTGTGCGCCAATGTCTTGGGCCCCGTTAACGACCCGCTGCACAGTCTCATGCCACTCCTCTGTCCGTTCAATAACATCGGAGTTATTCAAAAAAATCGGGCGTGCATACGTCCGTTTATAAGTAACGTACCCTAAACCGTTGAATCCCCAAGGTGGCATCTTGTCGGCGTAAGAGTTGGCATGATCGTCTGAGATGAGAAAAGACACGGCGAATCCTCCTAAATATATGTCTTCGTAAAAATGATGGTTCTTGTATTCTAACGGGCAGTGCTAACGGTAAGTAGTCAAGTTATTGTGAAAAGACCAGTTGTCCAAAAAAGTTATCAGATGGACAACTCCGCTAAACGTCTAGCCAGTTTTTCTTGGTTCGAAAATAGAAGAAACAGCCCTGCGGGTTGGTGATTAATGCTTACTACAGCATCACTACTTTCGGATATGTTTAAGGACAGCAGATTAACCGCACACAGCTTTCTTATGTGGTCAACAAACTCTATTTCTGAGTTCACTCCAATGTCTAGATGTTTGATCACTTTAAACAGTGTAGACATTTTACTAGATGTGGAAGCATTTGTCAATAGGCAAGCGAGTACCGTTGACGCAAATTCTTCCCAATGCCCAAACAGCGAAAGTGACGGTAGCACAGCCGATGTTTGCATGATTGAGGAGGTGTTGTCTTTTAAGCAAACTGCCGCTTCCAAAGCAAAATTTGCTTGATCGTTCAAAGCCAAAAACAGTACAGCGTTATCTAACATCTCAATTCCTACTAAAACCGATCCGTCATACAGACAGTCAATCAAACAAAACTCACTCGCAATAGCAACAAGACCGTCTGTCCTGCTAAGTGTGTAGTCGCTATTGTCCATGTTGGCAACAGAATGTAAAACAAAAGTTAAATCAAGCACGCTGTCCAGCAAAGTTCCTTTTTCGTGAACTAGAAACTTTAACAGATTAACGATGCCAGGTACATAGAAAGGATTAATTGACTCTAAGCTCTGTATCTGATCGGGCGTCCACGTAGGGATCGGAACATCAGAATCTTCATCGTCAAAATTAAATATTGGCATACCCTATTATAGCAAAGCCACGACTAATAGAGAAAGCCCCCGGGCCGAAACCCGGGGGCAAAACTCTAAGCCGTTAGACTACGATTAGCTAGAATCAGCTAAAGGTAATTGCAACGAACGACTCGGGGCGCTTCACCGCAAGGGCAAGGCGCTCTTCAGCCAGAACAACAATAGCGTTCCGAGTGAAGAAGTCTTCGTGGTTCTCCGAAATACGGATCGAAGCAGCCTCACGGTCGTACAGCTGAGCGCCGGTACCGAAGGCACCAACCAGAGCCGTGCCCTGAGCAATCGCAGGGGTGTCGATGACGGGAACCCGCCACACCCGTGACTCAGCGCCACCAGCAACCGACATCGCAAGGAGGTAGGTGCCCTGGCTGTTCTTCGTCAGCTCAATGTCTTCCCAGTCAACCGGGTTCACAATCACGCCAGTAGGCTCATAGTTGGCCAGGTAGGCGAGAGTAAGCGCACGACGGACGGCGTCAGCCTTAGTGTCAGTGCTTGTGTTTGCCGAAGCAGTCGCACTGTAGCCCGGTGAGAAGTTCGGGTGAGTGTAAGCCTGAATGTCGGTGTCGTTGAGGATACCGTCAAGCTGGTCGCCCGAACCAGCGCCGTTAAGGATCTGCTGATCTTCCATAAGGCGAAGGCCATACAGAAGCTCATTGTCAATGATCCCACGAAGCTGAGGCTCATCCGACAACACATTACGGTGAGCAGCTTCCCAGTGAGCAATAGTGCGCACCGGAGCCTGACGGCCAACAAAGGAAAGGGTTGACTGTGGCTTCATGCCAAACTCATTACTCGCATTACGCTCAGGTACCATGTAAGCCGAAGCCGCAGACGCCATCCCGGTACGCCAGCCGTCGCTCTGCGCACCAACAGCGTTGGTGGAGATGGCACGAGCGGTACCGTAGGTGCTAAGCACATAGCCGGTCTGACGGAAGTACTCAACAACCGCAGCATTAGTCGTGCGGGCAGGGAAAAGATCCCGAACCCGGCGGCTACGCTGCGGAAGCTGCACAATACCGTCACGCTCAACTCCACCAAACATATCAGGGACTGAAAAACCGGTCCCACCAGGAGTACCTTGATGAATATCCTTCGTGTGAAGGCTCTTCACCTCAAACGGGGCACGCATAGTGACACCATTCCGGCCACCCTGCAAATCCTTGAACTCAGGCGAATCCACAAAGGCCCCACCCACAGTCGAAGCCTGCGGACGACGATCAGCAGCCGCATCTGCCGCAGCAGCCACGCTCTTCTGATTCGGCTCCGAAGCCCACTTCTGAACTTCCTCAAGCTCACCAAGACCCTCAATGAGACCCTTAATTTCCTTGATGTCAACCATATTCTTCTGGAACGCAGCCTTCTTCTCTGCGTCAGCAATAAGGGTAGTCCCCTCAATCTGCATCGAATCAGCAATCTGACGCTGCTCTGCCATCTTCTCAGACAAAGCACCCTTCAGCTCATTGAGACGACTCTCATCAAAACTCATGTTCATTCCTCCTAAGGTTTGAGTTTAACATGTTTACTGTTTAATGACAGGCGACCCAAAAAGCAGTGACACCAGTCAACTATTATGCTAGCACCAAAGTAAAGGCAACCACGGGAACTTTAACAATAATCTCTTGCAGCGCCGCAAAAACCAAAAATAACGTATATCACACTACTAGCAAAACCGCTCAACCCTTAGAATAACGTGGATGCTTCTCGGGCAACAAATCGTTATCGGTCGTGTACTTCGGGTTTGAAGGTTTTCCACTAGACACCAATTTTAGAAAAGCATTCACCCTGCCCATCGCCCACTGTTGCCTAGACATGTTCGGGCGGTGCGTTTGCGAAAAAGCGCCAGCACCCCTACGCCAAACAGCCGTTAAACGCCCCAGCGTAACAGTCCGGTCGGGCTTATCGCTACTCCGCATTTTCTCATTGTGTGTCTTAACCTTATCTTTTAAGGAGTTCTTCACCGCCGCAGATAACTCAATATTGTTTCGTTTCCCGGACGCTGACCCTGGCTTATTTCTACTAGACCCCGATATACGCTCAGACGGCTTAGCTGGAGTTTTAGGATCACCGCCTCGACGGGCAGCTTTCTCTCTCTGCTTCCAATTATCAGGAATCAAATCGGTCCGCCCCAACGCCCTCGCCCGCTTCATAATATGACGCTTAGCTGCAGCCCGATTCTTACCTAACCCGTAAGCCTGAATTGCGTTTCGCAAATCCCCCACATCCCTAATCGGAAACGACCCATCAGGAAGCGCCCATCCACGCTTAGCGTACTCATCCCTACGCTTACGAGTATAGAAACGCTTCTCTTCAATCGAATCAAAAATAGACTTCTCTTTACCCTCCACCCGGCGAACAATAGCCTTAGCCCACGTATACCCAGCATCACCGCCCCACAGCGCCCAAGCAATCCGACCATTAGAAGGAAAACCCTTCTCCCCCGGCCGATACCCCTCCGCTTTAGAATCACTCTGATGCCTATCAAAAAACGCCTTCATACGCTTCACCGTAGCATACGGCAAATTGCGGCCATTAGCTATGTCCCTTGCCCGTGCAATACCAACCATAGTACCCCCACGGCCAAACTCTTTACGCCAATCCAAAGCCCGCTTTGCTTCCTCAACCATACCAGCCGTGGGCTTAAACGAATCCGATGCGGCAGCCTTACCAGAAACTAAACCACCCCCAGGTAGCGTCTCTATGCGAAGCGGCCCACGCTCCCGTAAGTTTTCCCACACCTTAGGATTAGTAATAACACGACGGGCAGGCTTAGCTGCCCGTAAAACCCTTCTACCATTTGGCTCTGAAGCATGAACAGCATTATGCTCTTCTGGAGTACCACAAGGAGCCCACCGCCCCTGCCCCGCCTGATGTGCCCCAAAGCAACCCAATCGCACAGCCGCCATTTCAGCTTCAGCCTGCGTATCAAACATTCCTTTGCGGGCACCAACGGCCTTCAAGCGCAACAAGTCCTCAAACCCACCTTTACCCTGACGTTTCTTCCATTCACGAAACGCAGGATTGCCCATACGAATAAGCCTCTTTAAATCTGATGAAGACTCACACGGGCCCCACGCATCATCGCCAATTTTATGCGCCCCCGAACAACCCAAAATACGAGATAACTCTTCTGCCATCTCTTTAGTCGGAACAGTCTGATCTTCCAATGGGTCCTTAGCCATTACCCCTCCTTTGAACAGGCTCAACCAAACCACGGTCCGGTACAATACCTGTATCAAAATCACCCAAAGAACGAACCAAATTACGAATAGTGGAACCGTCGTTTGTGTTCTCAGCGTTCTTCAACAAAGAATACAACGCCTTTAGATCGGCACGAGTTTGCTCAGGTGTGCGAACACCTTCATCATCGCCCCCTCCCGTAGAAACCACAAACATAGCAGTCCACAGCTTGTTAATATCCTCATAGGAAGCTAAACGTGGGCGGCGTGCAGGAAACTCAGTAATAAAAAACCCCATATCATGATCAGTCATACCCTCAAGCTGTGCTTGATTGTTATCGTACTCTTGATTGAAAGTGTTGATTTGTCCTACGGCACTATCAAATAGGGCTGAACTAATCTCAACCAAATCAGAAAAGGCATTCTTAAGAACAGCCTCGTCATACGGAGCCGATTCTTGACGGGCTTTCCGTACTTCTACGGTTTCCTCAAAGGCATCCACATCGTCCTGCCAACCCCGCTTAGCGAAAAAAACTGCGGAGTCCCCCGAATCGCTAACCCGAGCGACTATCATGTTTCCATCAGCAAGCGCATAATACTTGTACATCAGTCGCCCTCCCCAATGTAATACATTTCTCCGTCATCAGCAAGACGAACCACATCCATATTATACAACCCACTTTTAACAAAATCAAATATAGAAGTTGGCTTATCATCAGGGCCCAGCCAGCGCACCATACCAGCAAAATACGGCAACATATCCGCTGGCTCAGCAGAAAAATCTCCGTTATCCTCTAAGGTTAGAATCCCCCTCTGAGTCTTATCAAACTTATCAAAAAACACGTAACGCCTCATGACTGCACCCTTCCCCTATATTAGATCCAAAATATAGTCTAGATTATTAGACTCAAACTGCTCCAACAACCAATCATACCGCTGCTGGAGCAACTGAGACGCCAATTCCCACTGGTTGTCACGACTCAAATCGTCACCCACATCCGAAACCATATCTTGAATATCATCACCCAAACGTGCGATTTCTTCACCAAACGCCATGCGCTCCATCACAGCACTAAGAGCCTCCCGAGCCCCCTCTCGATCACTCTGAATACGCTCCTCCAACGCCGTATGAATAGAACTCACATAACCCCCAGCTTGAAGCAGCTTCATCTGCTCTGCAGGGTCCCCATCTGCCATAGCCTGCTGCCGCAAAACCCTTCCCATCTCTACCTGGCCCCCTCGGCCGAATCTGGCACCACCTATCAGACCTGCCTCATTATCCCAAGGCACCAAACGCTGCTCATTTGTTTCAGGATCAACATAAATCCCAAAGTTTCCCTCGTGCCGGTCTGGGTTCCCCAACAGCATATCCAACAAAGTCATCTGGAACATATCTTCCAAATTTACTGGCCCCACAGCCACCTCAGTACCGTCAGGCTCAGTTACTATTCCCCCCTCAAAATAGCTGGAATTGCCAGAAGTCGCTCTTATATTGCGCCCAAAACCGTCCGCATCCTGCAACCTTAGATTAGTATTAGTATCGCCCAAACCACGCCCCTCAGGAACCCAGTTATGAGCCATCTCTATAACCAACCCACGAGTCGTACCCGGATTAGGCACATTCGGGTTATTGTCCTCACCCATCGGGCCGTCCCAACGAATCTGACCTGCCTGCATACCCATCCGCTCCTGCAACATACGAGCAGTAACCTCAACAGCGCCACCATAATGACCAAATGAATACCCATTAGCAAACTTGAACCCATACAGCTGACCAGTCTCAGAGTCTCGGAAGAAAGTCATACCACTAGGTAGATCGGTCAGATCAGCACCAGCATTGTTAATCCCCCGCTGAATGCCCGTAATAACTTCATAACGAGGCGTAGCGTTAACAACGTCTGACCGGTCCCAATGACCTGACCCGGGATGATCTGAATTATCAAAGATTGCCTGTGCCACGAAAAAGTCAGGAATCTCCATAATGTCGCCACCATCACGCAGCCGCTGAACAGCAGTTGCCTGATCATCAATCCCATTGGCACCAACCGCAACAGAAGGCAAGGCACCTGCCGGGTCATTATTTGCATCTAAAGGAACACGATTAGGATTAACACTCCACCGCTCAGCCGTTTTCAGCCGCTGATTAATTGTTTCTGGCCTAGAAGCTGGATCAGGCTCATCAAACCATCCCCGTGGGAAAAGGGCACGAACATCGTAAGTACCCGCCTCAAACAATGATCCCGACAAACCACCGTGGTCGTCATAGCCAAGTTGTTGCATTTTGTCCAAAATGTCAGGATCATCAGCTTCTAAAGCGGCTATCTCTTCTGCAGGCACCCCATCCTGTCCGGGTCCTCCAATATCAAAGCTTCTGAACCCTCTGCCCTTGAACGCCTGGAACGCAACAGCGTTACGTTCACCATTAGGACCATCAAGCGCCACCAAGAAATCGTGGTGGGCCGGAAGATCCGCCGCACGGGTATCAGGGTCACGGTGTGCTCTAAGCATCGTATCAATGCGGGCCGCACGAATATCGTCTTTGATTAAAGCTTTTGCCTGTAGCATCTGGGGGGTGATTTCCCTACCCTCGATCTTAGCTAGCCTGTAGTCATTGTACCTCTCAAGCATTGTTTCCATTTTTTGATTAAGGCCAATAATTAGACTGGAGTCATAGTCTCGATAGCCGTGCCGAGCCCACACTGCAACACCATCTGCCGCTGCAGACACCTTATACTTAGGAATGCCCAATCCTCCATACCACAAGGCAGCGTTGTCATTAAACTCGTTAGAAGCGCCCCCGCCGCTGAAGTCAACCCTTTGACCATTAGGCCCATCAATGGTTTTTTTGAAACCAAGATAACTATGATAGGCGTGGCTGTCCGCTGAAAGCCTCCCGTCGGCATTGTACTTGAAATTCAGTGTCCTCGCAATACCGCCATCAAGGTGACTTGGGGAGCCTCGTTCACTAAACTCTGTGCCATCTGGAGCACGCAAAATAAAGTTATTAACCCCCTCAGCATTAATGTACGAAATACGGCCAGTGTCAGACTCACGCTGGATATAAACATCATTAATTTCAGGCTGGATAATCTTCTGATAAACTACACCATCAATCTCAATCTCGCCCACATTCATTTCAACGCCATCAGAATACATCGCACGAACTCTAGACTCAGCTTCCCGATCACCCAACAAAGACAGTTCGCTGGCCGTAATGTCCCAAGGCGTATCATCCCCATACCTGCGCTGGGCCAAAGCCTTAATCTTTTGCCTCCGCTTAGCCCGGCGAGTCTCCGCTGCCTCTTTCCAATCGTACCTGGCAATCTGACCAAGCCTGCCATCTAAATCAGCATTATTACCTACAGCCCGGCCAACCTGATTGCGGGCTTCACGTCGCACAATTTCTGCATCAACCTCATCACGAAGACGTTGCATGCTCAAAACTGCACCAGGGTTCATCCCACGCCGGTTAATAAATTCACTAGACAAAACGTTCCGCAAATTCTCCAACGCCGCATCACTACGATTATGGATTGGCTGCTGCAACTCAGTTGGCCCAAACCGGTTACGTCTATCGAGAATCTCACTAATTTCCCCAAGCTTATCGGCATATGCCCTAGTATCTTCTTTGTCTGCCAAAATGCGCCGCTGCATATTAAGCAAATCTCTAGTCGGCATAGCATTTAGGTTGTTCCAGTCGTCCGGGCTCATCCAGCCGTACCCAATATTTTCAGCGTTGACGGGAAACTCAATATTGCTGCCCATCTGCTCAGCCCCACGACGGCGAAGCTCAAGTTCAAGCTCACCAATTTCTCTATTGCGATTATTCTGCAACCGCTCATCTAGCTGGAGCCTATTAGGAGACGGTGCCTCTGTGCGTCTTGCCAATCTAGCAATTTCATCAATTTCGAAATTATCAAGATACGCCAACCGCTCCTCCAGTGCCTCACGGCTCCGATCCGCTAGCGGTAAATTCATCTCGAAAATTTCGGACCTACGAGCATCTTCAAAGACACGATCAATATTAAACAATAAATACTCTGGCCCCAAGTTATCATCACCCGTCAAACGGGCATAATCATCAACCGACAACCCGTCAATCCGGCGAGCTAAATCACGCCGAAGCTCAGGCCAATCCTCCAACGAAATGCCAAAGTCGTTGCGAAGTATCTCCGCAACCCCAGAGGCGTCGTCTACAGCATGAGGCACAACCATACCATCCTCAGGCGACCCCCAAATAGCAGACCAAGCATCTTCAAGTTTCTGCTCATAGCGGCGGCCATCACGGCCAATTTGGGCATTATAAACGTCCGTAACAGCAGCAATCGCAGCCTCAAGGCGCTGAACACGCTCTATCGAACCCGTGCCGTCAGCAACCCTACCACGCTCGGTAGCTAGGGCATCACGCAATTCCAAAATAGTCAACCGGTTCATTTCCGCAGGTAACGCCCCTGCGTCACCGAAGCTGTTAATTTGCGTATTAAGAGCACGGTCCATAACCCTATCCAGATACTCCTCATCCGTCCACCAAATCCGGGCAGCACGATGACGGCGGCCCAACTCTTGACGCATCTCTCGCAAAAGCTGCAACGCCTGAACACGCTGGGGGCCAGGGGGTGCATTACGAGCCGCCTCACGAACCTCTTCAAAAGCTAAACTCAGATCGTAAGCGTCGGCGTCCACAATAAAATCAGGAGTAAACCTATCCAACGAATCAGGCGACACACGACGTGGAGATCGCAAAGCCTCAGGAGAAGGAGCACCATCCACCAATTGCTGCAAGTTATTCCTAGCTACAGGATTAAGCATAGCCAAAGCACGAAGTGCCCTATCGTTATCACCCCTATCAAGGGCATCCAAAGCAGCATTCAAGGCCCTGAAATTTCTTAACCGCATAGTGGCAAGCCGCTTAGCTTGCGGATCACCAATACTATCAACATAGGAACGCAAAGCGTCTAGATTAAGTTTCTCACGAGCGGTGACCCCACCTCGGAACATATTTGCAGCCTCTTGAAAAGCGTTCAACACAGCCGCAGCAAACACTTCAGGATTATCATTCAGTTGCTGAGAAAGCTCCCCCACACGGTCCCCCAAGGCGGCTGGTATAGCTAACTCAGGATCAGCAAACCGATTAAACTGGGCGTCATCATCCACCGGCCTCAGATCACCCTCTGCACGATCCTCCTTAATTACCCTATTGACCAAACGGCCACGCTCATTAAGAACCCCACTGCCATCATCATAATACCTACCAAAACGACGATCAAGCTCAGGTCCATCCCCCCTATCATAATCCTCATCCCGCCAGTAAGCCCGCCCTGGTAAACCACGACGTGGGAACCTATTGCGCACATTACGAATAGCTGCTTCGCTTGGGGCGTCAGTACGAGGCGCAGGGCGACGACCCATGTTTGGTCCTCTGCGAACTACTTCCTCCCTGATATCGGTGAAGAAGTCTCGCAAAACCAAACGCAGCTCAGAATTATCCTCACCAAACACGCTACCAGCACGTAATATAAGCTGTTCGTAAAACATTAAGTCTCTATCTGATAGACTAGCCCAGAACTCTTGCGTTACTCCTAGACGGTCAGAATCATCGAACGCAAACATCCGTTCGTTCATTTCCCGCAAGGCCGCTTCAATATCTTTAGAGACAAACAGATCAAACTTTTCATCTAATTCTTGACCTGGGAGATGTGAATGCTGTTTCGATCCGCCTTCACCAAAACGCTCCTCAAACACTTTATCAAGCTCTCTGCGGAACATTTCAGCCCGAGGATCATTACCGTCATATCGTGCTAAGGCGTTTCTGAACTTTACAACGTCGTCATCGGAAAGCTGGGCAAATAGTAGAGCCCCCATATCCCCGGCGTCGTATGCTTCCCAACGGTTGGCTAGTTCATCGAAATGCTTATTCACAACATCAGGGGTGTCAGGTTTTTCACCATTGCGCCGATTGACTTCACGAGATAAATCATCTCTAAGACGAGCCAAGTCAATATCATCAAACTCTTCTATTGCTCGGTCAACAGCACGCAAGTAGAAACCTAAGTCTTCGTTTGACATTCTTTCAAGAAGGTTTCTGGTCGTGAGATCCTCCGCCACATCCAAACGCTCATCAAGCTCTTCTAAAGCGTCAATAACCCCATCGGGATCATTCAAATCAAATCGCTCATTAATACCAACGCCTGAACCAATACGCAGAGCATCACGGCGTCGTTGCTCATCTCTGAGCGCATCTCTAATACCCGCCCAGACAACTCCATCATCAGGCTCAGAATTATCCTCTAAAACCCTGTCCAGCTTTTTAAGAATGTCGTCCAACTCTGCTTGCGAAAAACTGTCCAGGTCAAGCCCACCTTCTTCAAGGCGTTGAACAAGGTCTGCCTGAAACTCGGCAACATCAAACTGCTCATCAGCTTCATCTGGAAGATCCCCTGGCTCAATGGCGTCAGGCCGTCGGAGACCACGAAATTCCATTTCAGCCCGAACAAACTCCCGTATTTTCTCCTGAAAACTATTTATTTCGTCTCCCCGCTGATCTTCCGCCGACAAATGGTCAGCGTATCGCTGTAAGTTTTCGTCTGTCAACCGCTGAACCCAGCGTCGATCATCATAGTCGTCGATCTCTGCAAGAGTGCGCATCCAATACCGCTTACGTGCCTTCCACTCAGCCTTGTCACGTTCAAACGCTGCGTCTGGCCCATCAGGAACCTCGGCCCGGGCAGCTTCCACAAATCCGGCTTCAGAGTTAGGATTAACACGGGGGCGGCGTGGAGGTAAGTCGGCTTGTCCTGCCCTCAATGGCAGTGGCCTCCCAGTTCTGTCCCTCAACCCACCATTGTCGTCTAGATAATAGCCGGGGAAATCAGGATGCTCATCGCCGGGGCGAAGATTGTCAATGATCTCCTGACGGCTTCGTTGCTCGCTGAATCGCTGCATAAGCTCACTATCAGGATCGGCGTACTCCCGCAACCGATCAAGCACCTCTGGAGTAATATCTACGGCATCAGGGTCGTCTACCCGTCTAGCACGGCGAGGACGGGCAGGAGCATCAATAGTTCCCAAGTTTTTTCCAACCGCCTCCTGTAAAGTTGCCCCTAACACACTAATATTGTTATCAATCCGAACAGCCCTACCACGCTCCCCAGGAGTCTGAGGAGGATTAAGCTCTAACCTGCCAGCCTCCACAGTTGCAAGCGTATTAAACAATTCTCTAACGTCTCCAATGTTGTTCCAATCAACATTGTCCAAAATCTCTCGGCGGCGCTTAGGGGCTTGCATTTGGTCAAGAATTTCAACATACCGCAACCCAATCAACGGAGGACGATTCGTTCGCTGTAAAAGCCCGGGACCAAGCATGCCCCCACCACCATCATCAAACTCTGCTATTTGCCCTTTAGCCTCCTGTAACGCTTCTCGCAACTCTTGCATACCAGTAACCCTATCAAGATCTCCGTTGCCCTCTGGAAGACTCAACCGATTTACAGTAGCCTCAGCCCCATCCAAAAAGTCTGTAAGTCGCTGCAAGCGCATCATAGTCTGAGAACCAGCTACACCGCCGCAATTTCGCCCAAACTGATCAGAAAATCGACCCCCATAACGAGTGCCAGGAGGACACCTAAACCTATTAGCACCCGAGTCAAAAACAGCAGAAACCCCGCCGCCAACCGAACCCGCAGTTTCACCAATCGTGCGGCCAATCCTACGAGCAGAAGGAGCCTTAAACGAAAGGGACCTAAACGTAGCCACCTTAGTAGATATGTTTTTGTTGTACGCCTGAGCGCCCCTCATTAGCAACTCCGCCTCAAATGGCTGAGTTGGAAGATCAAACGCAAAAACTTTTAACGACTTCTCTTCAGACTCAATCTCAAAAATAGGTGCATTCTTTGCACGACGTGGGGCTGAACGAGACATAAAGGTTTCATACACCCACCGTGGAACGGTCTTCTTAATTCCACCAGACGCCACAACACGCAAAAGCTCATTCTTTGGCTCAGAAACATTAAACCCATTAGAGGTCACCTCGCCAAACTCAACTGTAAACCTGCCATTTGAAGCGTCTGCCCACGTCCTCAAATCTTCAGATGGATCAGGCATGTCCGGGGCACGGCTTATCCCTTCAGAGAACCTTCGTAGTAGACCCGCTCGCTCTTCAGGGGACAGCTCTCCACCTACCCGATTAATTTTAACAGCGCCAACACCAGGGATGAATACATACACAGCCCTCAACCCCGAACTAAAAGCGGGCACTAGTTCTGCACCAATAACACCTGAAGAATACTTATCAATAAGATTACCGTCCGCTAAGTCATCAAACTCATTCATCTGCGCTAAACGCTGAACGGGTACAACCGGTTCTAGAATCACACCGTCCCGACGAACTGCCTTAATCGGAAAATCTAACTCAGAATATTGCTGAAGAACAAAATCAATAGAAGTCTGAGCACGAGTTGGGGACCCCTTCTTGGGGGCCTGCGGAATCTGAGCAGCACGAATAATATCTAGCGGATTAGAGTTATTTCGAAGATTACCAATTTCCTGAACAAGGCCCGCAGTGCTAGCAAGCGAAGCCAACTCTCTAGCAGCAGCAAGAGTTGGCGCACCCGGCCCAAACTTTGGTATGCCTAATATTTGGGCACCACAAGTACTAAACTCAGAATTAGTAAAAGTTCCGCCCTTCTCGTACCCAGGAGGGCACCTAAACTTATTACGAGCACCTCTACCCCCAGGGCGGCGAGGGGTGCGGCCCGGAATATTAAATCCGAAACCGGGGGTAAGCATTTCATAAATTTGGCTACGAACAGGACTCCGAACATCAGAAATATCCCCAGGGGCAATAGCGGTACCTACAGCTTGAGCCCCCTGAGCAAGTCTGGAAGAACCACCAAATATACCCACCCGCTTAACATCTGTAACTACTTCTGGAAAAACATGACTTTCATAACGCTGCAAAAACATGGCAGCTTTCATCTCAACAACATTTTGGCGACCATCAATAGGCTGAGACATAACCCCACCCAAAGACCTAGACCCCCGAACGGTCTCCCTTAGGGAGTTTCCCACCAGAGTGTCGACAGAAAACGACTTTTTACGGCGACCACGGCGGCGGCGACGGCCCCCACCGGAGCGGCCGCCACGGCCATGATGGTTACCCTCATTAGGCCACTTGCCAGTAAGCTCATGATGCAACCACGCACAAATACGCTGAGGCTTGCCGCCAAACTCTGGGTTATCCATCAGCGTAACAACACACCGCCGAAACCCACCTGGCTTCTTGAGGATGGGTCTCCAATAGCGGAACAACGCCTCAAGGTTACCACGCCGAGGGCCTCGGCCACGAGTTAAACTAGTGAGAGCATCTGCGTTAGGACCCACTTCTGGAGCTTTAACATGCATATCAGTCATCAAGGCCCTCGCTAACATCAAGAGATAAATACGAAACTTTATCTCCCTCGTACACATATTCTACTGGTTCAAGCTCCCGATGGTAGCCAATTACAGCACTAGAATTAAGTGCTGCTAGAGTTTGATTAGCTTCAGCAATCCTTTCTGAAATTTCCACAGGACGCACAACGCCTCCTCGTTAAGAAATGCCACCCTCAAGTTCTTCAAACTCCAAAAGTGAACGCAGCAACTCTAAATCTTCTGCTGCCTTTTCTTCACCATCTGCCCCATCAGCAGGCGCAGCCTCCATGACTTCTTCCGTGGGTGTTTTCCAGTCCTCAGGAATCATATCTTCCCGCTTCAGTTCCTTGGCCCGCTTCATAATGTGCTCTTTTGCGGAATCAGGATCAGCCGCCCGCCCAAACGCCTGAACTGCGTTGGCTAAATCGGCTTCATCCGCAATTGGGAATGATCCATCTTCTAAAGCTTCTCCAGAGGTCGCCATTTCTTCACGCTGCTCCCGAGAGTACAAACGCTTAATTGCAAGCTCAGCTTCCAGCGCCTTGATCTCATCTTCTTCGGACAACTCCACCGGTTCAGAATAGCTGTACTCGTCATAGCCAAGCACCTTACCGTCAGCTGAAACAAAAACATCAAAGCTCTTCTCTTCAGAGTCTGCTTCGACTACATAGACATCTTGCTCAGCGTACACATCCACTGTAATAGACATTGCCTCAGCCTTAAAGCCTAGCTGATCAACCGCATCCAGAGCAAGCTTTTCAGCCGTTGCTTTAGAAATAATATCAACTGGGTCAGCCGACTTGCTTTCCAGCGAACTCTCATTCAGACGTAGCCACCCCAACTCATCGCCGTCGCCAGTCAAAAATACTTCAATAAGCGAACCATCTTCACGCTTCACATCAACAACAAACACGTCGTCGTTGGATGAGTAGCCAGATCCGATAATTTCAGAATTAAGGTACGCTTCCTTAACCTGGGCTTCAATGTCTGCTAGCCCTGGAAGGCCGTCTTGAGATGCGCAACCGCCTGTACAAAACCCACAAGATTCAGAAACAGACTTGCGCTGGTAGCCACAAAGGAATTCTTCCTTGGCTGGCATTGCCATTCCGCCTGCTGCCGGTGGGGCGGCAGCAGCGGGAGCGGGAGCGGGAGCAGGTGCAGCTTCGGGTTCGTCTGGTTTAGCAGCAGCACTTAACTCCATCCACTCATCATGAGTAGCGCAAGGCATCCACATAGCGCCAGCCCGGTGCGTCCCTGCGCAACCAAGCTCAGCAGCCCGTGCTTCTGCCCCCTCTGCGGAGTCAAACATGTCCTCAGCATCGTCACCGCCGTCAGCCGCCTTTTCGCCAGTGTCATCTCCACCCTTGCGCATAGCGGAAATTTCCATAGGACTCCTGCGACGATACCGCATACCGTAACCCTTACCCGTGCCTTCCTCAAAAACATCTACAGGCTGGAAAGCCCCCTTTGCATCTTCATCCAAAGACGCAAATTCTTCCTCTTCAATAAGCTCACCATCTTCTACCATCTCCTTGAACCGAATATCGGTCAAGAAAATTGAAGGAGCCTTTTCTTCTTCCTCAACGGCTTCCTCCATAGGGGCACGCATGCGAGCCAAAATGTCAGCAGCCCTTTTGCTGAGCAACTGTTCCGCAACAGGGTCAGATGTATCATCAACCTTTTCCTCAGCAGCTTCTACCTCTTCAGTCTTCTCTTCAAAGTCCTCTGGTTCATCCGACTTTTCTTCAGGTACCTCAGTATCTTCATCGGGCTCAGTCTTTTCCTCAACCTCAAGATCTTCTTCAACATCTTCGATGTCATCAGCCTTAAAGCGGTATGCCCACCCCATCGGCTCTTTGCCCTTCTCATCAAGAATCTCTACAAGCTCATAGCTCTTTTGGTCATCCTCATCAAGATCAGCAAACGCTTCTTCCGAAAGAAGGTCTCCAGTTTCCAAAGACTCCTTAAACCGAATATCAGTCATAAACACGGACGGAGCGCCCTTGCGGACCTCATCCATATGCACACCCTTTTCATCACCCTCAGAGGGCTCCATTGCAGCGCTCAATTCCTCAAACCGCTGAAGATCTTCATCAAAGTTTTCACTCATTGTTACTCCTGTATATTCTATGGAATAGCTTACTGAACACCCGAACCGGTGTCAATCGGTCTAGTTACTGCAATATCAACGTCGAACTTAAGCTCCGACAAGGCGATGGCAACTTTCTCCATCAACCACTCTTCCTTCATCTCATCCGTAAAGTGAATATCAACACCGGATTCACTTTTCCGAGCCACAACCGGAAGATTACCCAAAGCACGACCAAGATCCAAGGTGGCAGCCTCTCCGCACTTTACGTGGACGACCAGACCAGTTTCAGTCTTTTCGCCCTGCTCTCCTGGGCGAGCCATCGGCGCTTCGGTGAGAAACCCCTCAACTTCGCTGATGAGGGCTAGTGTTGCGTCACGAAGGTCCGATGCCCCACGTAGCTTCAACATCTCGTTGTAGGCCATGAGTAGAAGGGCCATTGGGTCTTTAAGGTACTCTGGCTTTTCTTTTGGTATGTGCCCGTAACCCTTTTCCTCGGTGTCACATGAACAGCCAGTACCTGCACCCTTAGTTTCATCAACATCAACATTTAAAATGTCGTCATGGGCAGGACCCCGATTTACCCCGCCGTTTTCTTCAAACTTTTTGATTGCGGCAAGATATTGTTCATGAGTATCGCAAGGAACAAATCCACCACCGTGGGTGTGATACCCAGTGCAGCCTAAAGTAATCGACCACGCCGCAGCAATCTTAGCAGTAGCAAAGGCATACTCGTCTTCAAGAATCCCCTTTGCGTCAGGGTCTTTGATCATCATAGAAGGAGGAGCGTCATCCCCCATAGGAGTATATGTCGTCGTTGGCTTTACCCTAGTGGGACGGCCAACCATCATTTGTCCGTTTTCCATTGACATGGTAGCGGACCACACCATATCTTCTCCCGTTTGGAAAACAACATTATCGCCATCAATTTCCAAGATCTGAACAGGCTTACGAAGCGCCTGCGATAGAGCCTGGCCAACTCGCTCTGACATTGCGTCCACACTATTCATAGGACCATCCTTATCGTCATCTCCAGTGTGCCAACCCTTGGATGTGCGACCGTTTTCATCGTCTTTGACAGAGATTGTTCCAGTCAGCTGATTTGCGCCATGAAGTACCGGTGAAATCTCGTAAAGCTCTACTTCTTTCAACATGTTCGCTTGCCATACAGCGTCAAAATCTGCAACAATCGTTTTATACCCAATCGACCACTCTTGATCATTGCCATAAAAGGCCACATTGGCAAAGGCTTCTCGGCCTCTTTCGGTATTCAAATTGAACTGAACCTTAGCGTATAACCCACCAATTCCAGCATCTTTCATTTTTGCGGGAAGACGAGGATCAGACTTTGAGACTTCATAAATTTCTAAAACCTTACCAATAGGCTGATTCCAATCATGCCCCCACACCACACGAGGCTTGCGACGCTTAAGTGAGCCGTTAAACGCCCCAGAAACTACAATATCGCCAACTGAATCTTTGTTGCCGATACCAGAAACAAAAGCCTCAACAATTCCTTGAGCTTTATCAATGCCAATCTGACCGGAAATAGCTTTAAAGCTTGTGTCAGACGCTACATCTGTAACTTCAATGACGCTCATAACTCTCCTAAAAAGACTAGACCTACCAAAATAGCTTACACTACAATGGCAGGCTTCAAATATGACTTTATATAATTTAGTTTATTGAAAACTTAAGCACGCACCTGCAGCCAATAGTTAAATTGGGAGGGGCAAGGGGGTCCTTGGGGAACCTAATAGCAACACCATTTACAAAAAAAGGAGCACCTACCTGCACTTTATCCCCGTGGAGAGCCCTATGGCTGTCCCTAACCTTACCGTCCAACATGGACACCCACTGCTTCATTAGGGTGCGGGCTGTCGCCACCTCATTGGCTACAGCGGCATCGAAAAGTCCCTGATTATAGGAACCATACACTGCAGTCTCTAAAATAAGATTTTTACGAGACGCCCGCAGTTTATTGAAAATAGACTTTATCAATGAGTAGGCTAAAGCTAACTTCAAAGCAACATCCACATCACCGCCATCGCCGTCGGTCAAAACAGCCGCAGTAGTCAACGCCGACTTAATTTCTTCTTGCGTAGTATCATTGAAATTATTTACAACCACAATCTGTTGAGACCCAGCCGCTGTTTCGGTAGGCTCACTAACTTCAGAGCCATAGCCCTCTTCGACTGTATCCTCAACAGCTTTGCGATAAATATCTTGCATCAATGGAAGAAGCTTCTCAGAAACTTGTCTCAAATCAGCAGAAGTGATAATATTCTCAACTCCAGCAGAGACGCCAGCCGCTAGAATGGACTTCGACACATCCGAGTTAACAGCGGCAAGCGCTAAACGCTCCTGCTCATCAAAAATTTTATCAAGTGCAGCAGACACCCTATCTTCAAAAGAGTTCACTCTATACAGAGTTTTTTCGTCCCAAGAAGAAAAGTCTACTTTAGCAGAAGCTTCTCCAGCTCCTTTATCTTCAAATCTAAAGGGAGGCTCTTCTCATCCTCCTCCAACTCTTCTAGCTCGCTAGGAACTTCAGATGCAGGCAACTCAATTTGCTGTGTCCCTTGAACAGACCCAAATGGTACAAACGCACCCTCCTCTGGGCTAAATTCGGTAACCTGCTCTTGCAGCGCTGCTGTGGCTTGCTGCTGCAAAGAAACCCCAGCTTCAATCTGGGGAGGCACTGCTGCGCCTGCCGCAAAACGAGCCGCTTGCTCAGGTGTCATCGGGGGTGCGCCGTCAGCCGGTAGGGCACCTTCCATCGGCGGAGCCCCAGGCATTGGTGGGGCACCAGGAGGCACAGCCCCCTGTTCTTCGCTAACCATAGGCTTCTCCGTATTACCAACCGGAGTCAAGTTAGGATTAGACAAAAGCGAATCAGCAAGCTCTGAAACAACTTTCTTACGAGCAGACGATTCACGATACTCATTAACAGAGATAAGCCCCTGCTGGAACTCAGTCAAATTATGTCGCTCACGCTCCTGCTTCGCCAAAATCATAATAGGCACGCCACTAGTATCAAAATCCACAAAATATGTATCATCAATACGATCAAAACTGCGAGCAATTAACTGCAAATGGGGACCCATAGTCTCCATCCAAAACACCCTGCCCTCCTCGGCAGCGTTAGCAAACGTTCGACCAGATGCGTTACCAATAACTGACTCAGGCACACCAAACGCAGCAAGAATCTCTTCCTTAGAAATAGTACGCATCGCCTGATAGGCAGCATCCCGTGGGTTCGCAGCAGTGTCCACAAAATCTGCACCGTCGTCAGACGAAATCACACCCACAGCGCCGGTACGGCTCAGATCACCACGGAACCTACTGCGCAACTCTTCCTTGTCCGTCTCATCAATCTCGCTACGAAGAACCAACAACCCACCCGGGCGGCCATCGTTTAACAAGAAGTTACGATTATAAATTTTTGCCAACGTCTCAACTTCAATCGCCATCCCCGCAGACTCCATAGGCGTCATAGACAAATACGGGTCCAAAGGATGCGGCTGACGAATCCAAATAACATCCTCTGGCTTCAAAATCTTAGACTGATACGCTGTAATCTTAACCTCAAACCCTTTCACAAACTTCTTTTCATCAGGAATGGGTGCAGTGTTCTGAGGGGGCAATAAATGTAGCGCAACAGGGGTACCGACACGATCTCGTACAACCTCAACAAAAACACCTCGACTGCTAAGCAGCAGCTGAGAACTAAGCCTAGACCTAAACGCCCAAGCGTTCTCACCAAGATTTGTGGTATTATTAAAAATCTTCAACAAAGGATTATCGTTAACAATCTCACCAAACGGACTGTTATCCTTACGTAAAATCATAGGCAAACTGGCTTGATTAGAAGCAATCACATTAATAGCACGGTAAACCCACGTCACCTTTGCCATAGCTTCCTTATAAGCCTTCGTTATATCCCAGCCATCAGAATAGCCTTTATTCATTTGGCTATTCACTTGCACTGACGGGCTATAAGAAATAGGAGCGCCAACCGAAATCTTAGCAGCCTTCTCCCCCGCCCCCAACTGAGAATCTATCGCTTTGTTCACCCCAGAATTCCAAGCCATTATTCAGCCCCTAACAAATATCCGTAAATTCCGCACGCAGCGCCAGCACTTGCCAAACCCCACCCTAAACTTAGTATACTAATACCAGAGCCAATCAAAAGAATGGCCATCACCATAAGGGCATTAGCCGCTGAAGAACGTGTGAAAAAATATTTCATAAGTATACTTTACCGCCAAATCCCCACGGAGACAAGCACATATGTCTACAGACACCCAGGATTGGGAAAAAATACGACAATACTTAGAACCCCGACGATCAGACTACTGGGTCGAGGAACCAAGCATCACGCAAAAAGTATTCCTAAAAACTGAAGCACAAGAAGTACTATTCGGTGGAGCGGCCGGTGGAGGTAAGCTGATAAGCTTAGATGAAGTTTTACCAACACCCGAAGGATTTAAAAAAGTAAGAGATATAGAAGTAGGCAACACAGTATTTGGTAGAAATGGGAAAACATACACTGTCTTGGCGATGTCTGAAATCCAAAACGTACCTGGATGGAAGTTTACATTTGATGACGGTTCAACAGTAGTTACAAATGACGAACATCTATGGTTAACATACGACGCTAAAGAGTTGGAGGCGTTAACAAAACGAAACGACACGTTTAGGACTATGCGCAGACAGAATAGGCCATCAAGAGCTACGGGCGCACAAGGCCAATATAAGTCAATTGCGGTAGCTGAGCGTAACAAAGTTGAATCTATTAAAAACCGTAAACCACCACCAACCGGTACAGTGCGTACAACGCAAGAGATTGTTGACACACTTACAGTTCGTGGAGGTCGAGCAAACCACGCTATTCCTGTAACACTCCCACTAGAACTTGCATCTATTGACCTACCCATTGATCCATACACACTAGGAGCATGGTTGGGGGATGGGTTTTCTCGCAGCGGCACAATTTGTGGAGTAGATAAAGAAATATGGGAAAACACACCATATGCAATTAAAAGCAGCAGACCACGATCATCAGGAGAGGGTGATCCAAACTATAGAGTTGTTACTCTAGAGAACCTAACGCATTTATTAAAGGAGAACAATCTATTAAATAACAAGCATATCCCTAATGACTACTTGTGGGCATCGGAAGAGCAACGCCTAGAATTACTGCAAGGTCTGATGGATACTGACGGTAACGTATCAAAGTCTAGTGTGGAGTTTACTAATACTAATAAGGGTTTAGTTGATGGCGTTGCGCATCTTGCTCGTTCACTTGGAATGAAGGTTAATGTTCGAGAAGGTCGTGCTAAGCTTTACGGTCAAGACTGTGGTCCCAAGTGGATGGTAAAATTTGCTGCAAATAGAATAGTGTTTAAACTTCCAAGAAAAGCTGAATCACAATCTATCGCAACACGTCGTACAAACAACTTCCGCTACATAAAGAAAGCAGAAAGAGTTGAAGCAACCGATATGCGCTGCTTTAAAGTATCCGCACCAGATGAACTGTTCCTCTGCACAGAAAACTTAATCCCAACACACAACTCCTCCGCACTAATTATGGCCGCATTACAGTACGTGGACGTGCCAGGCTACTCAGCTATTCTCTTCCGTAGAACATACGCCGACCTTGCACTTCCCGGCGCTCTGATGGACAGGTTCAGGGACTGGATTATGCAATATGACGATGTGCATTGGAACGCAAACCAATACACTGCCACGTTCCCATCTGGCGCTAGAATAACATTCGGTTACCTAAATAACGTCAACGACTATCTACGGTACAAAGGCCCGCTCGCACCTGATACAGAAGTTATGACAGATAATGGCTGGAAACGAATAGATGAAATTCAAGTTGGTGAAAAAGTTGCATCTATGGACCCTGAAACTAGAACATGGGATTACAAAGGTGTGACGCACGTATGGGAGTATGACGTTGATGAACCACTATATTCTCCAAGACCAGGATCAGACGTATCTTTTGCATCTACGGGTGATCACACATGGTGGGTATCCACACAACGTCGAAAAGATTTAAAAAAGTATAGAACTGAAGACCTACCTAAAGTTGCGAGATTTCCACAGGCTGCTATGTTTTCTGGTGGGATAAATCCCGGTGCAGCGCTATTTCCTAGATCAAGTAGGGGACATCAAAGAAGTAAAGATTTAGTCTTTACTGCCGAGGATTGGGCGGCGTTCATTGGGTGGTACATCGCAGAAGGGTGTACATCTGGTGGAGGAATACACATTGCGTTACACGACAAACGCTCACGTCAAGAGAAAGATAATTTGAAATTAATTATTGAAAGGTCAGGCGGGCATGTGTACGACAATCCTAGATACTTGCAGACAAGTAATAAAAAACTTGCACAATGGTTAGACGAAAATACTGGTAAAGGAGCGCACAACAAACGTATACCCGACGAAGTTTTTACATGGACATCTGATCTAACAAGAGTGCTACTGCAATCTCTTGTGGAGGGTGATGGGACATGGAGAACCCCGGAAAGTGCTCATTACGTAACAGTGTCTAAGGAACTAGCCGACGATGTGATGCGACTTGCCCAACACTGCGGATTTAGGGCAACACTTGATGTACGTCAAGATTCCACAGTAACACCAGACGGTAAAAAGCGGCGTGTAACAGCATACCATGTTTATTTGCTTTACAAAGTTGGAATGGATACTGGAATCAGCTTAAACATTGACAATCAGCCGCTTGTTGCCACTCCTTACAAGGGAAAAGTATACTGTCTTACAGTACCACCATACCACACATTCCTAACACGCCACAATGGTAGGGTTGTATGGACTGGTAACTCGGAGTTTCAATTCATCGGAATGGATGAGGTTACAGAAATCCGAGAGTCAGACTACCGCTACATGTTCTCCCGTCTCAGGCGTCCTGCCAGTGGGCCGTTGTCTCAAGTGCCGCTGCGTATGAGGGCGGCGACGAACCCGGCACCAAACTGGGTTAGGCAGCGCTTTCTCGTGGAAGGCGAGAAAACCGGTCGCATATTTATCCCATCTATGCTGACCGACAACCCTGGCATTGATCCAGACTCGTACCGGGCAGTTCTTCAAGAGCTTGACCCCGTAGAGCGCAAACGATTAGAGTTTGGTGACTGGTGGTCAACTGCATTGGGCTCCATGTTTGACCGCACATCTTTTGAAGTCATTGACTTCACAGAAATACCATCATTTAGCAAAGATACTAAGATTGTCAGATTCTGGGACCTTGCAGGAACAGAACCATCCCCATCGTACCCTGACCCCGACTGGACCGTTGGGTGCCTCGCCGCCTTCGATAATGGGGTATTCTACATTCTTGATGTACGCAGAATTCGGGCAAAAGGCGAAAAGGTTGAAAAGTTCATTCGGCAAACCGCAGAAGAAGATGGTGTCGAAATAAGTATAGAAATGGAACAAGAACCAGGAAGCGCCGGTAAAAACTTGATTGACCAATACGCCAGGTACGTATTGCCAGGCTATGACTTTAAAGGTGTGCGAGCCACAGGTGATAAACTTACTAGAGCAAAGCCAATGTCTGCAGCCGTTGCCAATGGAAACGTAAAACTAGTACGTGGTGCATGGAACACTGACTTCATTGACGAACTATCGGCGTTCCCCGAAGCCCAAGTACACGATGACCAAGTTGACGCCGCTGTCCACGCTTTTAACACTTGCGCCGGATTGGGAATGGGGCTAAGGAAGAAGATAGAAATTATAATCTGATCAAGGCTCTATGAAGATGCACTCGCCAGGACACTCTTCTGCAGACTCAATAACCGCTTCAAGTAAATCGTCTGGAACATTAGCCAGTCCACTAGCCATTTGCAAAATGGGGTCGTCTGAAACATTCACACCGTCGGTGGTGTAGACTGTGGGCCAGTCAACTTCCTTAACGTAGGCCAGCCCGTCTACGCCCATACCAAACACCCCTGGGCAAATTTCGGCGCATAGTCCGTCGCCGGTACACAAATCTTGATCAATCCAAACTTTCATAACACCACCACCTATCAGATAGAAAGAAGCTTCTCATATAGTTTAATCTTTGTGCGGTGGTTGAAGTTGTCAACTTCCAAAGAATGTTGAGCAGCCTCTAAAACGGGAATATCTCGGTGAAAATCAATGTACTCACAAATAGCGTTAAATGCAGCCCACTTGCTTTGGCCATACACTTTAGAGTTGTAATCCCGCAAATACAAATCTTGAATTGTATCATGCACATGATCAACATGCTCTCGTTGGGCTTTGGAGGACACCGAGTCTGGATTCCATTGCGCATTGCAAACTTGATGAAGCTTATCAGTAGAAAGCGGTGTCATCAAGAGTGTCATAGCCCTCTTGAGTGCCGCATCCCACGATCGTCGCAAACCCACTACTTCTGAAATTTCAACTTGGTTATCACCATGATTTGGGGTGTGCCTTTTCCTTAAGGAAAAGCTAGCATTCCCACACTCAAACCTATACACAGCATGATTGCGCCGACGAACGTCCAAGTTGTAATAACAAATAGGTATCGACCCGTCATGAGAGGTCATAGCCACAACATAGCTGTCAATGTAATCATAATCGCCACCCAGAATAAACTCTAAAGTGCCAGTAGCGATTACAACAAAAAACTTTCGACCATTATCCAAAACCCCACAACTGTCTAGATATGCTTTTTCTCCAAACGCCTTAGCAATTTTTTCAGTCCTGGCATAAAATTCAGCGTTAGACACTACGACATAGCGGTCTTTTACCACTTCCCAGTTATCTAACCGATACCCAGTTGCCACGGTAACATCAGGCACCAAACGCCCTGTGCAAAAGCGGCCCGGTACATCAACCAAAATATTGGAATCAAGCGGGTGAGGAACTGTTACAGGGCTAAGTATTACTTTATAATTTGCTTTAGCTGCTTTTAGAACAGTGTCAGCATCCCGGCCCTTAACCGGAGTGCCCACTGATCTCCAGCTAGCGGTAGTCGCCGGAACCACCCAACTTACCCTTCTGTGAGCGGGCGGCCAGCTTTTCAATATTCAAAGAAGCTACCTCATCCAACGAATGCCCCAACTCTGCCGAAAGCACAGCAACATACCAAAGAACATCACCAAGCTCCCGCTTAATATCTTCAGCAATCTTAGGGTCCTTAAAAAAGTCCCCGCCACCGTCACGGATAACCTTCTTCACCTTATCCGCAACTTCACCTGCCTCGCCAGCCAACCCAAGAGTAGTGTAAACAACACCTTGAGAGGGTGGAAAAATTGCAGTTTCCCTAGCAGCAGCCTGATACGCATTCATTTCCATAGTAGCTTCCTTTCTAAACCTGTTCAGAATGACCCGTCGGACGCTCCACAGTAATATCATCCCCAGTGGTAGACTCAATCGGCACCCATGCAGGCGAATACGAGTGCTGCTTAATCTTACGCATCTTCACCAAAGTACCATCCGCCAAAACATCAAACTCATCAGTAGACAAACCCATCTTAAGCCGAAGCGCTTCGTCATCGTAACGACCAGATTGCATAATCCTCTGAACAATACGAGACAAATACTTAGCAACAACAATACCACGATATCTGTTCATGTCAACGTGGAGAAGCATCGCTTCAATGTCGTCTACATCTACAACAACTACCGGAACCTTCAAAATCTTATTCTCGTTAGCCAGCTTCCATCGGTGGTACCCATCAATAATTGTACCATTGGGTTGAATGACGATAGGGCTAAGAATACCAAACTTCCGAATCGACCCTTGCAACTTAGAGTAGTCAGGACTTACAATATAGCACGTCGACATCCACTTTGCGGGTGTCAATGAGCTTGTTTCTGTAACATTCATTTGATTACTCTACCGGGTATCATCCTGTATGTCAAGACTGTCAGCGTCCATAAGCTGTTGATGCTCCTGCTCCAACAGGGCGACACGCTTGTTGTGCGCTTTAGTCTTAGGGCCAACTGGTGTGGGGGAACCCAAGAATGAATTAAGAAGTAATGTTCTCAAAAGGTGATCAATCGGGTACCCCCAAGGATCTTTCGCATGATGCTTCTTGAAATCGTTTGTGAACACCATCGCTAACCGGTGCAAACCAGTAGTCAGAACATTTTCGTCTATGCAGCGCTTTACCCCTTTCCAGCCCTCGACAGCGTACTCATCAATCAATGCTTCAATATCGAACTCGCTCCACAATTGCCGTTGCGCTTCAATCTGTGGAAAGCACCGAACCAAACCATCATAGAACTCTGGTTCGGTTCGCAAAACATCATTCAACCGGCGGGCGGCAACTGAGTGCAATGGAATACCTACCCGCTGATTAGCCCCAGACATCGCAGCATAGTCATAGTAAGCGCAGTACTCGCTACCATGTTCTTCCGTAATAAACTTCAGAACATCATCAGCAGTCCAATCATAAATGATCTTAGCAAATCGCATAGGTATCGCTTTTGACAACTGAAACGGACGGTTGATATAATTTTCGTGTAGTTTCTGTGTAACCGTTCTGTAACGAATCATAGACTCATTTGCACGAATCCCAGTAATAAATGCAGTGCGTCCTTTCTTGCCCTGCATCGTATACTCATCTATTTTACGGGGAATGCTCTTATATGGGTCTAGTCCAAAATGAGCAGCAGTAATAGCACCCTCTGGAACCGGCCTAAACAACCTTCCATCATCCTCACGCTTCTTAGACCAAAGCAAAATATACTCACGTCTGCCCAAAACCCAAAGCTCCTGCCCCACCGGAAGACAATACCATTCCATGTCCACCCAGTCGTACTGGCTGACCCGTGTGACATAATCTTCAATGGCGGGCGAAAGCATTTCCTCATCTCGGAAAATAACCTTCACTGGGCCCAGTCCCCGCTCTTCATGCACTTCCTTAGCTAAATGCAAACATGCCGTGGAGTCCTTACCGCCACTAAACTGAACGCAGACAGTGTCGAAAGTGTCGTAAACGTGGCGTATGCGTTGGCGTGCAGCGTCCACACAATTGATATCTAAAAACATGCGGCGGCGAGGCACGCTAACCTCGTTCTGAATGCTGAGCGATAAAGTCAAGCAGCTGCTCAGTAGTGGTTGAACCCTCATACACAGGAGACTCTCTCAACCACTTAAGAAACGAATACCACATCGACTGCTGGGCAGCATTTTCAAACACTAGGGTAAATTGAATTGATGCGTTAGAGACACCAGAGGACGCAGTGCTAGTACTACCTTGAGTCACAATTGTTTCAGTGGACGCTTCAGGCGTGATTTTGGTAGGGTCTGCAACAAGAGGTGTAGAGGGCGGCTCTTCTGTGCTATCCGAATACGTGGGTGGTAATGGGGCGCTTTCGTTTATCACAACCTGAGGCGCAGACCAGCCAGCATTGCTATCATTAGCCATCCCCGCAGAAATAACAGAATTTTCTATTGCGGCAACTGAAAAATCATCCCAACCCAACGCATCAAAAAAGTCTTCATCAGCCGGTAAGACATCAGTTAGCATTTTGTACAGTAAGTCGTTATCTGTGGAGCCCATATCAGAAATTCTATTATCTGCTAACGCAAAGGCTAAAGCATCGTCACTGTCAAGGTCCGCCACTGACACGGCTATCTGCTGCCAACCCAAGCGCCGAGCGGCTTCTAACTGGTGGTTGCCCGCAATAACAGTAAGCCCACCACTGTCGTTTTCAACAGCAACGATGGGCTTAACTTGCCCAAACTTACTGTAGGACGCCATAATAGCATTCACGTCACCTCTGCGGGCATTGTTCTCCAGCGGGATCAGCGTGTCAATATCTACTGCCAGCGAAGCAATATTAGAATGAATATTGTGAATCACCCGACCTCCTAAAACTTCACTTGTGACCGAACATTAGCAGCAAGGGTGCGCAAAGAATCACAGGCCGTCCGTAACGAATGGAGTTTCTCCCGCTTCGCTTTTACTAGAGCCTCAGCGACCACCGCCTCATAATAAAGCTCAGAAGTCTTGTACCCCGCCCAGCTCTCCTTAACCTTAACGGCCCCCTCAGCAGCAAGAAACTCCTTAAACCACTCTTTCTTATACTCAGCCTCTTTCTTTGCGTGGTCCTTGGCCAAGACCTCAAAGGCTTCAGTCTCTACTTCAATATCAGAAGTAAGTCTAATCAACTCAGACTCTACCTCAACAATACTAATAGGGGCGTTACGGCTATTCATATAGGTATTCTACCAATCCCCCAGAAGGAGGTCAAGAGCGTGTTGCAGTCTATCGCACTCATCATCCCAATTAACAGTAACCCCAGGAACGCCTCGCTCAAGCAGATCGTCCAAGTACTCCCGGCTAAACTGTGATTCTAGCCAACGGGCCCACACCAAAGGATTTTTGGATTGCTTCCAATGACAAGAAGCACAAAGAGCAATTGCGTTTCTCTCATCTGTGCGAGTAGCCGCTATGCTCCGAGAAATAATATGAGCACACTGAATCTGCTTGCCTTCGTCCCTCGTTGCGCCGCACCACCGACATGTGAAGTTATCTCTAGTGCGCACCAGCAAACTATGTAACTTTGTCGCCTTAGCTTTGGCGGCCTTACCGTACGAAGTAGCCACTATTCCTCCGTATCCTCAACCCAAAACGGAACAGCGGAAATCCCCTTCTCCCACGAAATACGAACTCTTGTTGCTTCCTTAATTCCTTCTACAGTGTTCATCCACCCTGGAACATGCAACCCAAGCCTTTCCGCATCTATAGGATTTTTAGTAATCCATCTGTGGCATTCACGGCAGACTACAATAATCTCATCGCTATTTAAAATATCCCCACCTTGAGAGCGATTTACCAACTCATGCAAATCAATTGAAGGTCGAGTATTCACCACTCCAAGAGGCTCACCTTTAATAAGCCGTGGGAACACGTAGATAGCCGTGCATGCTTGACAATACGGTGTTTGGGCAAGCATCTGCTTAACTAAAGCACGCCTCTTAACGTAAGCATCGTGCATACCGGCTGACCTATAATTTAAAGGTGATCTTTTTAAAGATCCGCTAGTTCTGCTGCTTTTAAATGGAGTGCGGCGTAAAGGTTTACCTCGTTTCATGGCCGAACCTGCCTGACAATTTCTTGAATGCACTCATAAAGATGAATGGCGCCAAGTTTAGTATCAAACGCTTGCACGGCGTTTCGATTGGCTTCTGCGACCTCTTGCCGGTAGTCGAAATCGCAGAACTTTTTCAGTTCGCTCACATATTCAGAAGCTTTAGAGACTACCACGCCTATACCATGTTCTTCAGACAATTGCTGGTATTGCGGGCTCCACGAAGCAACGAAAGGAACATTAGCGGCGGCATATTCAATCCCCTTTACATACGACTTGGCATGATTAAACGGAATGTTGACAAGTGGCACAATTCCAACATCAAAATTAATTCCAGCCATGAGCGACTGAGGGTTTTGGAAAGGAAAGTAAGTTACGTCACTTTCTGCAATGCCAAGTTCAGAATGAAACTTTGGGTAACCTGCATGAGGAATGTGGCCGGTGTGGTGCCAACTAGCGAACTCGCCAATATCCTTAACGTGCGGCCGAAGAATGTCCAGATCACCACTCCGGTGAATCATAGAGCCGACCCATCCAACAACAATTTTTTCTTTATCTTCGTGTTTGAAATACTTTTTAAATCGCTTTAGATCAACATAGTTACCATGAAGAAGTGTGCGGTCATTCCAGTGGAGCAACTTTTCCTGCAAGAACGGAGTTGAAGCAATGACACCATCACTCATGCTAATTATTTCAGCATAAATATTTCTGTTTTTGGAGCGGTTACGGCTAGGATCGGTGGCATTGTAAGCGGCGTTCTTTTTGCTCAACCCCCAATACCAGTCGTCAACATCATTAATAAAAATTTGACCCGCAGCCTGCCCCCTGGGAATATCTCTTTTCAATTTATCATCCATGTACCGCTGCAGTACAATGACATCGCAGTCAAACCACGCTTTACCTGATGCGTCCACAACCCCTAAAACGTCAAAGTTTGCAAAGCTTCCCAGCGTCCCACAACGGTGATCTACACCCATTTCCTTAAAATGATCACTGTACTGAGCCAAACGCACCCATGTCGGACCACTCCAAACGGGGCGACCCAACATATCTCTGCTATGCGTATTAAAGTCTTCTGCAACCAAGCCAATCTTCATCAAAAACTCCATTTCCCTGACAACGCATCACGCAGACGCTCATCATGATAATCAAGACCCATCTCAGTATCATCCTTATCGCTCAAGTGCTGTTCAATTGCCGCCTTCAAAAAAGCGGCCAACGACAACGAAGGGTCAGGCAACGAACCCATAGACAAAATACGATCAGCTTCCGCTAAACGCTTCTCAGCATGAAAACGAAACCTTGCAGTCTTTGACAGTTTACCCGCCAAATTCTCAGAAACCGGATTGCTTTCAAAATCAGGATACATTTTCTGCACCGAAGCGACCGACTCATTAATTGCAGTAATCTGCTCATCCACAGTCTCAATAATATTACTCAGCGTATCCCGCCAACGCTGCACATTCTCAGGTAAACGAAGCATATCTTGCTCCCGCTGATCCAACGTGCCCTTAATATCCTCAGAAACAATTTGAGCAAACGTAACATCAGGCATTGGACCACTCCGGGCAAATAGGTTTATAATCACACCAGTTACATAGCGGCCCCGTGATCGTCTGAAATTCCCCCGAAGCACAACTCGTAGTAACCTTATCCCAAGTGTTGCTAACCTCAACTCGGACAGCAGACTCAAGTTCAGCATCTATCTCATATCGTGCAAACTCGCCAGACTTCAAGTACAACAATTCGGCCCGCTCAACTTCTCGCTCCTCCTGCTCTGCCAAAAGAATGCTGTAGATAGTGATCTGCATCTTTTTTTCCCACTCATACTGAGGGCGAGGTTTCTTGCCGGTCTTGTAGTCGGATATTACAAGCTTGTCATTTTCCAACGTCCATCGGTCAATAATTCCAAAGATAGGCACTCCGTCAATCGCACCATCCATCTTTGCTTCTATGCCAGCAGCCTCAAAAGATGTTGGGTCCTCCATGCCGAAGTAGTTCTCAATGCACCACCACGCCTTCCATCGGAATTCGTTTTCTGTCCCCTTCTCGGCAAGTTCATTGAACTTTTCATTCCACTTCATATTCCACTGCCACCGAGCGATACTACGAGCGGCTGACTCGGTACGCTCCTCTGCGGGCAACGCAAACAAGTCTTCTAAAACTTCATGAACAAACGAGCCCAGATGTTGCGCCTCAGTCGACTCTGTCGGTAACCGGTCAAGCCTGGAAAACTTGAACTTCATTGGGCACTGTTGGAATGTCCCAATAGACGACGGCGACATATACCGTGGAGGCTCATAAGGGATAGGGCCCAGATCCATACTACTCTGCATCAAACACAACGCCTGTTTCGGTGGGCAGGCGAACACTACGAACAAAGTCGAGCATCTGATCCAACAGCGCTCTCGTAATATTCAACCGTTCAAAAGGAAGATCATTAGAAATTGAGTCCCAATGCTCCCTGGCCTGATGCATTTCTGCGGTGCTCAACGAGTTAAGTACTGTGCGAAGTTTTTCAAAATGTTCTTCACTGATGGCTGATTCAACATCTTCAACTTCTTCCAGATACAGGGCCTCTTCTGATCGGGCAAGATAAAGCCCAACTCCCAGAGACTGCGCCGCTTTTTTTAGAGCGTCAGATACAGCGCCTTTAAATTCATCACCAAGGTCAACAATATCCCCGCTCTTTGTGCGCTTAATCTTCTGCCCACCAATTCCTTCACGCACAACCACAAGATTGGGCGCTTCGTTTGTTGGAATAAAAGTGGCAGTAAGGCGCACATGTGCGACCACAAACTCGGGATCTAAACTATCCCGCTCAACTTTCATAACTTCATAGGACCACATGTCCACACCCAGCACCTTGTTAAGCCGGGTAATTACTTCTGATACTGGAATGTACGTAAGCATAGCACTACCCTTACGCAACTGCCGCTCCACCTCGACTGGGAACGGCTCTGACAACTCAGCTAACATATTCATACATCTCTCCTTACAACAAGATTTTTCTTGGATTCTCCAACTTCACAAAAATCATCCGCATCAATGTGAAGCTCCTTCAACTTACCTACCTTCCAATACGAAAGACCAACAAACTCCAGAACCTGTTGAATAAGCTCCTGCGGAGACAAACTCATTTCCCCAGAGTCAATGTTCATATTCCTATCTGCAACACGACGCCCAACCTCAGCGGCAAGTCGGCTATGATCCCACGATTTACGAGGTGCCCCAGACTTAACTTCAATGGTACCCGTAGATATTTCTACAGGAGCGGAAGCGTCAATGGATTCTGCCACTATCGTCTGAAACTCACTGAATGTTTGAGTCGCAATACTTTTGACATGATGAAGGGCTCCTGCAACTTCAAGAAGCTCCTCATCAGTAGAGCTAGAAGGGAGAGTGCCAAGCAGTAACCGTAGTTCAAGTAAAAGATCGGTAACTGTATCTATGTGCTGCAATGTTCGATCAGCCATATATCTCCCTAGTAAATAGTAGCAATACCATAGTTTATCATGCTGACCGATCTAAGTCAATGCTCCCCTAAAATCCGCTTTAATCCAGAATCAAGGTTTAGATACGACCACTTGTCAAAACTCCTATGCATAACTTCATTCAAAATGTCACTCAAATGCATAACGAACAACTCCATTGCATGCTCTTCCCACGAAGCCGACGACCCGTGGTCTCTTTCGAGAATGGCTTCAGCAACCATGTCCCTAAGTGGTCCGTCTAAATAATCCGCAGACACCCCAATACTAACCGTGGAGTCGGTCCAAACAAGCAGCTCGAAATCTTTTCCCTCAATTGCGGAAGCAGGTACAACAAAAAAGACTACTTCCATCAACCCCCGACGCAGTACACCAATTACATCATCTGCCAAATCGTCAAACTCAATCACGTAATCTCAACTATTCGTTCAATTTCTGGCCCCGTCTTTCCGCCCCAAACCCCGTCAATAAGCTTAGCGGATACTGCAATACCCAAACACTCCTCAGTATGTTCACACTCTAACACACAAATGCGGACAGCCGCCTTACGCTTTGACGGCTTAGCCGAGAAAAACAAACGATCCTGTCCACGACAAGGAGCAGTACGATACCATGCAGGTGACTTAATTTCATTAAACACGTTGCTTCCTTTCGTTACTTCACATAGTCTAAAGACTATTTGTCAAGCAAACAACCCAAAACAGGCATTGACACCCCGCCCTAAACCCACTAGAATACCCAGCAAACCAACAAAAGGAGCGCAGCACAACGAAACGCAACCGGGGAATCCCGATGACATAAAGAACTGCTGATGGACCGGAGGGTCACACTCGTTACGCAACTGGTGAGAAAGAGACACGACGGGCACGCCTACCCAAAGAGTGACGGTATGGATCGCACGATACACTGGAACAACACCCTTGACGGGGTCCCAGTCCCTGCACGCTGAACACTAGGACTTGAGGAGATAGGTTCGGAACTAGCAAACGCCCATGCGGTTCCGGCACACGGGCATCCAGAGCCATATCTGGGGAGAGTGGGCATTCCTGAAAAAATAGGGGATGCTTGGGGTCGATGATGCAGGGGATCTAATAATACTAGAGCGGGTACAGCCTGAGCTTTCGTGTAAGTAGCGTCAACTACTACCACACGAAAGGGCAGGGCTTGACGTACCTGTGACCACCGTATATAGTAATCGCATGGGTAGAAAAGAGACGTGCCAATGAGCGAATCCAACCAACCGGCGTATTGGAGATCTTTCTACGACCAGGAGCAGCTGCCCGTCGACCTCCTTATGCCGTCGGAGTTCTGCCGCTACCTTGGGCGGTTCAGTTTCACCTTAGGATCTCCAAAAAGGTTAGCGTCAACTGTGCTAGACGCAGGGTGTGGCACGGGCCGAGACTCTTACGAGTTCGCAAAGAGGGGTATGCAGGTAACAGGGGTAGACAGCTGTGGTTGGCTGCCCACAGTCAGGGAATACAAAGCTGGGGGCAGCGTCAGCTTCCACGAGGGCGACTTCTGCAGCCTAGACAAAACAGGGTTCGATATCGTATACTCCCGGTTTACCTTTCACAGTATTACTGACGAAGAGCAGGAAACCTTTCTTGAGTCTATCCACCCTGAGACGTTTCTTTGTATAGAAGCCCGCAGTTCTCTAAATGATGGCCTCCCCGCCGAGCACTACCACTACGGCGAAACCCACTACAGAAACTTGGCTGATGGCAATGACCTAATCCGCCGCCTGCTGCGCCAGAACTACAACATCCTAGACTTTACTGAGCGGCGTGGGCTCGCCCCTTACCACAATGAAGACCCAATATGTGTTCGTGTTATAGCACAGAAAGCTACTCTTTAAAATGGCCGGTGACAACGAAACCAAAGAAAAACTAAACAACACACTCTCCCTGGTTGCCTCTCTACTAAACGAGGCAGAACTAGAAAACTGGTTCGTTGCTTATGGTACACTTCTAGGAATAATTAGGGACAATTCCTGTATCAACAACGATGACGATGTCGATATTATTATTGATAAAACGCATGCCACCCAACTACGGGATATCCTTAATGAAAACAATTTTACGCCGTTCATTGATAACGCATTCATATACAAGACAGCAGCCACCGCAGAGTACGCCTCAGTCGACTTCTACCTTGCCACAGTAGACCCTACTAGTGGGGTTGAATACGATGATACATGGGATCGTACCCCGTGGACAAACTGCGCCCCCCTTACCCGCCTTTCATGGAAAAACACTACTTTACTAATTCCGAACTTAGCAGAGCAGAAGTTAAAACGACTTTATGGGCCTGGGTGGCTGGTACCCGCATCAACCAAACCCCTATTAGGGAAACCTATTTGATAAAATATTCTGCAACTGTGGTACATCGACAAAGATAGTGGCAGTGCCATTGTTTATCTCGACTTGGTCAAGTTGCACACCAACGAGCGAGGCCACTTTTGCTTTAGCTTTTATCTCGGCAGTAGGGTCCCAGGGTTCCCATCCGTTCTCCCAGTCGCTCAAAACCTCCACTAATCGCTGCGGTGTGTCTGGCGTAGCGCAGATTTTGCAACATACCCGTGTCTCTCCCACAACAGCCCGGCGGTCTGACGGCACAACATGCCCACACTCTAACTCCAGCTGCCAGCCCGTATCTCCCCACGCTCCTACTCTAATAGAGGCCAACACAGTTCTTTTCGGTCCACGTTTAGTCATGAAAATATTCTAACTGCTACAATTGACTGCGAGCAAGTAAACAGGTAACATACACATGAAAGAAAAGGCGATTTTATGATTTTCATCACAGGCAACGCTGGATATATCGGCTCATCGCTTTCTTTGTCTTTCCCAGAAGCTAATGGTTGCGACCTTGGTTGGTTTAGTGAAAGTCAAAATGCGGTAGACTTTTCCAACACCCTTAACCTATCAAATTTTTCAACAATAATTCATTTAGCGGGGCATTCTTCAGAGCCTATGGCGGCTTCTGACCCTGACGGAGCCTGGGAGAATAACGTAAATAAATTCAAGCGTTTAGTTGAAAACTTACATGAGTCCCAGCTGCTAATTTATGTGTCATCCGCATCGGTCTACTCGAAAACTACCGGCGCTGCAACCGAAGAGAGCCACACATCTTCAAGCCGCCCATACGACTGTACTAAAATTGTTTGTGACGCCATAGCTCAAATGCATATGGGTCAAGGAAAAAATATTGTAGGTTTACGGTTAGGTACTGTTGCGGGATACTCACCAATACAAAGAATAGATACAGTCGTCAACGCAATGACACTCGCAGCTACAACAAATAACCAAATAAACTGTGTTAACCCCTCGACCCGAAGAACACTACTGTTTCTTGACGACTTAGATAAAGCAATAGCTAAAATAATAGACAACCCCGTCCCAGGTATTTTTAACTTAGGATCAGTAAATACAACTGTCGGAGAAATTGCAGAAACCGTGGCCGCACTAACTGGGGCGGATATCGCTAAAACGCACACTGGAGAAAGTTTTTACGACTTTCATTTAGACTGCACCAAATTTATAAACGCCTACGGATCGTTTAGCAACACAAGTCTAGAAAAAGTGGTTATAGAGCTTCAAGACACTCTACCATTTACAAAGCACGGGAGGCGAGATGCTTGCCCCACTTGACCACTGCCTTTGTTGCGGAAATAATGAGCTTGACCTATGTTTGGATTTAGGAAGCCAACCTTTAGCGAACACTTACCCCGAAGATGACAATACTATTCTTCCAACCTTCCCCCTAGCCGCTAATTTTTGCGCAAAGTGCTCTCATATGCAACTTTCCCACTGCGTAGACCGATCAGCACTATTCACGGATTACCATTATGTCTCAGGAACTACACATACGCTACGGGAAGACTTTTACAATTTTGCCGACATGATAACAAGTAAGCACGGGATTGGAACCGTTTTAGAAATCGCCTGTAACGATGGTTCTCAACTGAACGCATTTAAAGATGCAGGATGGAAAACTATTGGGATTGACCCCGCCGAAAACTTACACCCAATTAGTTCTAAAAACCATGAAACATACTGTGCATTCTTGAACGACACCCATCGAAAGTTCAAGGCGGATGTCGTCGTGGCGCAGAATGTTTTAGCCCACGTAGACAACCCTTTAAACTTTTTAGAAATATGCAAAGACATATCTGACCATATCTATATCCAAACTTCTCAAGCCGACATGCTACAAAATGGTGAGTTTGACACTATCTACCATGAACACATTAGTTTCTTTTCTGAAAAGTCACTAAGTGAGTTGGCCGAGCGAGCAGGGCTTGTTCTTGTAGAAACGTCAAAGCGCCCAATCCACGGACAAAGTTATTTATTTCATTTGCAAACAGCAGGTAGCAAACAGGCGCTAACCCCCGGCCCCACAAAACAAGAAGTTGACAAATTTGCACAAAATGCAAGAAACACAATACGTGCTTTCAAATCAGAGCTTCAGTCTATTCGTGCGACAGGCATTAAGTTAATTGGCTATGGTGCCGCCGCCAAAGGTACCACAGTACTAAACGCCGCAAACGAGCCATTAGACTACATAGTTGACGACAATCCACTTAAGCAAAACAAGTATATCCCTGGAATGAATATACCTATCAAGCACCCTGATGCCTTACTAAAAGAAAGCGACGACATCCTAGTCGTGCCGCTATCATGGAACTTTTACAATGAAATAAAGCAAAAAGTAATGGAGAGGAAGCCTACTGGGGTCACGCTTATGCAATACTTCCCTTCAATCAGATACGAGTCGCCATGAGGTCCACGGTTATCACGCATATAAAAAACGAGAGCTACCTACTGCCAATGTGGCTCCGACACCACGTAAATCTATTTGACGACGGAATCATCATAGATTACAACAGCTCAGACGATCCTCACAGCATAGTAAATGAAATTGCGCCTCACTGGAACATTATGCAATCAAATATACCACACTTTGGGGCACGGGAACTAGATAACCTCGTAAGTAGCGTTGAAAAAAATCTAGTTGGGAATCGTCTGACTCTAACCATTACAGAATTTCTTCTAGGTGAGCCAAGAGCCGCCACAGAGCAAGTTTTCATACCAGTAATCAAGTTGATCAACACTGACGACAATTTACAATTCACGCCCGAAGCCTCTTTTCATTCACAAGTTAAAACAGGCATAGGCGATGATACCTCAGGTAACCGCCTACCAGGGTTTCGTTGCAGATCCATGCATCAAGCGCCCATAGCTTATAACGTGGGCCGTCACTTTCAAGAGGCCCCATCAGGTGAAAAGTTTTTAATCTACAAAGTCAACAATTGCTACGTTAGCCAAAAAATGATAGATCGCCGCTTACAAATCCAGAATGAAATCCCACCCGGCGACATCCAGAATGGGCTTGGATTCCAACATCACAATCACGGAAAAAGGTTAACGCAAGCGGACATACTGGTGGAAGAACAGACCCTTCGATCACAGGCCGTTGATCTAACACCGTTATTAAAAAAATACGCTGACCAAACTCCCTGAAATTGACTTACACAAAAATAGAGGCTACACTAACAAGATGAACAAAGACAAACTTCTAGAAGACGCAATAGGCCAAATTGAAAAACAGTTTGGCACCGGCTCCATCATGCGCCTTGGCGACAACGCCACAATGCAGATCGAAACCATTTCCACCGGCTCAATCGCCCTAGACCTAGCCCTCGGCGTTGGCGGGCTACCCAAAGGCAGGGTCACAGAAATCTACGGACCGGAGTCTAGTGGAAAGACAACGATTGCCTTACACGTCATCGCTGCCGCCCAGAAGATGGGCGGACAGTGTGCCTTTATTGACGCAGAGCACGCCCTAGATCCCGTGTATGCTAAAGCAATCGGATGCGACGTAGACAACCTACTCGTATCGCAACCGGACACCGGAGAACAAGCACTGACAATCACAAACCGTCTAATTGAATCAGGTGCCCTAGACGTTGTAGTCGTGGACTCTGTTGCGGCTCTAACTCCTCGTGCAGAAATTGACGGCGAGATGGGAGACAGCCACGTCGGACTACACGCCCGTCTTATGTCTCAGGCGATGCGAAAGATTGTTGCCAACCTAAATCACTCTAAGACCATTCTGATTATGATCAATCAGCTTAGGGAGAAGATTGGTGTCATGTTCGGCAGCCCTGAGGTGACAACCGGAGGCAAGGCTCTAAAGTTCTACGCCTCTGTGCGGTTGGACATTAGGAGAATCGAAACCCTCAAAACCGACGGCGAAGCTATGGGCAACAAAGTCCGAGTGAAAGTTGTAAAGAATAAGGTCGCTCCCCCTCACCGCCAGGCAGAGTTTGAAATCGCTTACGGCGAAGGAATCTCCAGAACAGGTGACATTGTAGACATCGGCGTGGATATGGGAATCATCGACAAGAAGGGCGCATGGTTTGCATACAACGGCGAAAACATTGGTCAAGGCCGGGTAAACACCAAAGCGTACCTAGACGACAACCCCAATGTCCGTGAAGAGATCGCAGATAAGATCTACGCAAAAATGTAACAACTGTCCCACTTATGTGGTATACTTGTAAACATGACACGCAAAACCATCAAACCCAGCAAGTGGGAAGGTAAGCCAGGGTGGGTAGAAAGCGACAGCTACCAACTCTCACCCCAAGTCATTCTAAATAAGGGTGACAAGTGCCGTATCAAAGGCCAGCAGGGCACCTTCACGTTCCACGGGCATACCACAAACACTAATCTGCCCGAAGACAACGAGTGGGTGGATCTGTGGGGCGGCGCATACGGGCGAGAGCAGTGGGTAGCCGTTCGCCCTGATCGCCTTAAGCACATCCCCACCCGCCGCAAGAAAAAGAAAGAACCCCAGCCACCTAAGTGACCGGGGTCTTCCTCGTTAGTAGGGAAGCCACAACGGAGCGGAAAAGACTTACCCCCTAACAGTCATATAATAGCACACTTCCCTACCTCATGCAAGGGATGCGTAAAAAATCATACGACAGATGCGGTAGAAGGATCGCCAATCTTAGTGGCAGCAAACGACTTCACTACAGAAAGTCCTGCAGCGGCCGCCGCCGTAAGGGCACCCTTTGCTGAAGTAAGGTCAGTCACAACGAACATCGCCAGAAATGTCTGTGCGAAAGTCATGAGCGCCCGCTCAGCTACCTGCTTATAGATGTTAACATCCATATTTCTTCTCCTTGTTAGGGGATAAATACAGGCAACAGGAAGGTTGCCCTGTCGCCTATATTTAGTCTACCACATATGCCCGGCACGTCCAGCAGTACAACTATGCAAACCCAACTAGGACTTTTTATGCTGACCTAAAGCAAAAGCAGAATCAATTTCGTCCGCAGTGATTTTACCATCATCAGCGTAAGCAGCGGCTAGCTTTTGCAGCACAGTTGTGCAACTTGTTACTCCTGCCAAGAACGCCGCTTTCCACGGATCAATTCCCCCAATAAGGCTGGAGCCTCCAATAATTGCCATAGCGTTCATCACAAAAACAGCAAAAATTCTACCTACAGTATTAAGTATAAGTTTGTTAATCTCATCCATTTTGTTCTCCATCGAAATAATCAAACATAATGCTAACTAAATGCAACGCTAGCCCTGCGGCCGAAATCCAAATACCGTAGGTCAAGGTTGAAGACGACAGCGTAATTAAGACAAGTCCAGTGCCTGCCAGCGTCCACCCCAAATAAAATATTTCCTTAAACATTGACTTAGCAATGCCCTTAATATGCTTTAAAAGTTTCATCGGTTCCCCCCGTGTTGTGCTTTTCTTTTAAGATGATTTTCAATTCCACCCACCCCACCAGATTGGCCCGCTGCCGCCACCGCTCCCGCACCTGCCACAACCGCAACGACTGTCCGACGAGTCTCGACGTTAACCCGGGACCCAGTTGGAGTGTAATGGTCATAGCCATCATAGAAAATATTTATCGCTTCCTCAAACTCTTCTTTCACCTCATCAGGGGCATCAGACAGAGCTATCGCTAGAGAGTCTTTTGCGGCAGGCGGTAAATCCTCAAAGCCCTCATCTTCTAACAGCGTTCGCAAATCCTCCACGGTAACGTCACCGTCAACAACCTGAGCAAACTCAGTTGCTAAATGGGAATCAACTTCCTGAAGGACTTCGATTACTTTTATCTCCGCCTCATCAATCCCGGCCAAGACTACATCTTCATCACTTACACCAATAGCTGTTAAAATATTTGTTTCTGATGGTTGCGTGGTGGTTGGCGGCAACGCAATTGTCACCGTTGTTGTAGTTGTAGGCAGGGTAGTTGTTGCAGTAGTTGTTGATGATAGTGGCACTTCCGTTGTCGTTGTTACCGGCGGCAACGTCGTTGTTGTAGTAGTGGTAGTGGTAGTGGTAGTGGTAGTTGTGGGCACGGCTGTCGTAGTTGTGGTCAGCAGCACAGTTGTTGTTGGCGGCACAGTCGTCGTAGTTGTTGTGGTGGTTGTCGTTGGCACAGTTGTCGTTGTTGTAGTTGATGGGGCATCAATTTCTTCATTAGGAACTGACTCAAAAGGCTGCGTTGCAGGCGGCGAAATGGGGTCCAAGTCTTCACCTTGCAACACAACGGAAGAAATTAAATCATACGGAGCAGGCCCCTCAAACCCTACGCCCTGCTCAACAGGATAGTACCCTGACCTCAACCGGTAGTTACCGGCACCCAAAACAACATACAACCGAGAAGAAAAGCACTGAACATCCTCGTTATGCGCACCGTCATCATTGAAATCAACCAGCTCGCCCGTATCGTCGTTGTACAGCCACAAATACGGATCGGACCTATTGGAGTCATCGCACGCCGCATTACTATTTCCCAGAATCTCAACCTCCAGAGACTCTTCAGAAACAGTGAACCACCAGTCAGCCTCAGCCGTGACCACGTATGAGTTCGCCCACGCCTGAGCTGGAGCAAACCAAGCTAACAACAAAAAACAGACAAACGTCGCTTTGGACGCTCGCCTGAGAAAATCCCCTCGCTTCACCAACCCCCCCAATCGCAAAACAGCACTTAACAATATGGTACCAAATATAGATCTTGCCAAGACTACCAAAAGGTAATATACTAATGAACATGCCGAAGTATGATTATTCTTGTGCCGTCTGCGGAGTCTTTGAAGTATTCCAAAGCATGTTTGACGACACTTTAACCACTTGCCCAGACTGCGGTGCTGGGGTCAAAAAAATTATAAGCGCTCCCCGAATTAATGGGGGAACCCCTATTCCAGCAACCGTAGCACCTACATACCGTCCTGAGCGTTCCGCCCTATGGAACTCAGCACAACAGGAATAAAATGGCCACCATCACTTTTCTAACCGGAACAATGTCATCCGGCAAAACAACACACCTACTACAAACCCACTTTAACCTGGAAAGTGCTTACCCAGACCAAGTACTTCTCATTAACCGTCATGACAGAATGGGCGAATCAGTTTGCTCAAGTCGGATGGGCGGCGTCGCTTTGTCTACTGGTGTAAAACCAGACGATTCAATTGTGCAACTTATCGACTCTCACAATCACACAAATCAAACTTCTCTAAAGTTCCTGTTCGTGGACGAAGCACAATTTTTAAGCCTGGAGCAAGTTGATGAGTTAGTAGAAATCGCTGACCTTAAGAACATTGAAGTGTTCGCTTACGGGCTGCTAACTTCGTACAAAGGAAACCTGTTCACAGCCACGGCTAGGATTCTAGAGGTGTGCGACAAGATAGTGCAGTTAGACAATCAGATGCGCTGCTGGTGTGGGGAACATGCTACTCATAATGCACTGTTCATTGAGGGGCAGCCTGCTTCATCTGGTGGAGATGAAGTTATCGACAACTCAACATTAGTCGAGTATCAGGTCATGTGTCGACGCCACTTCATGGCGCACAGGCGGTTACAAGCTGCTGGCGGATAAACCTGAGCACTCAAACACGACTGACCCATCGTCAGTATTCATGGCAGTAAGTCCTGCGCCTTCAAATAGGATGGCCACAACAGACATCATGTCATCACGGCATTGGGGCTCTTCACCTTCTTCAGGGTCAGCCAAGTCTACCAAAGTGTCAACAAAGTAATCATATAAAGCCATACGGGCTTGTTCACGGTTTTCGTTCATATCAGGTATTTTACGATATTAGCCCACCTGTGTCCAGCAATAGTTTGATTTGACACCCGGCCCACACCGTGCTATAATACACATATCTGCAAATAGAGAAACGTTAGGAGACGATATGAGCAATGCAGAAATCACAGTAATTGGCAACATCACGGCAGACCCCGAGATGAGGTTCACACCGAACGGCAACGGTCGACTGAGCTTCTCGGTAGCGTCAAACCGTCGATATCAGGCCAACGGCGAATGGCAGGAAGAAACCTCTTTCTTCAACGTTTGTGCGTGGCGGTACACCGCCGAGAACGCCGCCAACGTTCTAGAGAAGGGCATGCCTGTCGTAGTCAAGGGACGGTTGGAACAGCGCTCCTGGGAGGATTCCGAGGGGCAAAAGCGATCCACCGTTGAAATCGTGGCAGATCACATTGCGGTTAGCTGCAACGGGATTGAGACGATGACTCGCCGTCGAGGCAACGGGCAGGGAGGCTCGGCCCCTCAGGGACGTAGCAACCAGGCTCCGCAGCGTCGAGCAACTGTACCCGCTTCCGACCCTTTCGATGATTTTTGATGATCGGAAAGGTCTGAAGGTTGAGGCCCCCCCTTTTGGGGGGCTTTTGCCTTTTATTGACAAATATGAGAAAGTGTGATATCCTGTAGCTATGGAAAAACAAGAGTGCCAAGACCTCGTGACATTCATGAGTGTGACGTGGGACAAATCCTTAGACATAGCCAGCATAACAGCAAGGGCTCAAGGTTACTGGGAGTTCGTGCAAGACCTTGATTACGCCACCACGAAAGCTGCGGTGAAGCAAATGGGTCTGGCAGGCCGCAAGTGGATGCCCCGACCAGGGGAGTTGCGCCTACAAGTTCTTTCTCATAACTCTGATGAGGAGCTTCCGCCTGAGCCTGAAGAAGCCTGGACAATCCTGCAATCCATCGGTCAGAAAATATACGCTGGAACGTATGATTATGCAAAACCTCATCCTGTGTTGGCGCAGACCATTCGCAGACTCGGGACTGGAGCAACAGCGCTGACCACGAACGCAGACAGAACAATGTTTACATCCATTTATGAGAAAACACGAGAGGCATGGATTTTGGAAAGGTTCTCTGATGGACCCAATTGATAACGTGCTGGCACGCCTTAATCATTCTAAGGCTGGTCCGCAGCAGTGGAACGCAACTTGCCCATGTCGGGCTGATGATGAAAATCCTTCTCTGAGAGTGTCTGTGGGCAAGCAGGGTCAGGTCTTGATGAAGTGTCTCAGAGGCGGCGGTTGTGACCTGAACGAAATTTGTGAGTCGATTGATGTCACCCCTCAAGAATTGTGGCCAAAGACTAAGCAGTCTCCAACAAAACCAAAAAAGAAGGCAACTCTTCAAGAGTCGTACCCCTACTATGATGCCACAGATAACCTCGTCATGGAAGTGATGCGGTACGTTGACAGTGACGGAAAGAAAACCTTCAAGCAACGTGCCCCCGATGGGCAGGGAGGATGGGTCTGGACCACAAGCGGTATTGAGAAGCCCTTGTACCGTCTGCCTGAAGTGCTTGAAGCCAAGATGAACGGTCACACAATTTATGTTGTAGAAGGCGAAAAAGACGTTCACGCCCTGGAATCTATTGGGTATATTGCAACCACCAACCCTGGTGGCGCAGGAGGAGAAGGACAAAACAAGTGGACCTCGAACCACACAGAGGCTCTAGCGGGGGCAAAGGTTGCGATTATATGCGACAACGACGAGCCCGGCTACATTCACGCTCGGGCCGTCAACAGCGAGCTTCTCGCTGCTGGATGCAAAGTAAAGGTTTTCAAGCCTGGGAAGTTCAAGGACGTTGCGGACCTTATCGCTTCGGGTGCTGATCTAGCCAACGAACTCATCCCATTTGACGAAACCCCCGAACAAGAATCAGATGTAGATCATTCAGCCCTAGACACCCTAATTGAAAGTTTGCAAAACCTTCAAGGCACTGATCTTTCGGAAGGAGTGCTCGCAGGCCGAGTCGCCTCCTCAGTAGACACCTTCTTGTCGACACGGGACCGGGAGCACCGTGACACCGGTAACCTTGTTGAGTGGTCACCGTTTCTAGAGACAGACTTTGATCTATCCTACGATTGGGTGATTCCAAATCTGCTGGAGAGACAGGAGCGAGTAATCGTAGTTGCGAGTGAGGGCAGCGGGAAAACCACCCTTGCCCGACAAGTTGCGCTAATGTCAGCCGCAGGCATTCACCCATTCCGCAGAGACAGAATGCCAAAAGCCAGAACACTGATGATTGACTTGGAGAACCCCGAACGGATTATCCGCCGAACATCAATGCGCATCTATGATTCCATCAAAGCATACAAAATGCACGAAGGTATGGACGCACACTTGCTTATGAAGCCAGACGGGGTCAACCTTCTCACACCGCAAGACCGGGCACTAGTAGAAGAGCACGTTGCAGCAATCGACCCTGACATTCTATTCTTCGGCCCCCTCTACAAATCGTTCATCGACCCAGGCGGACGAACAGCAGAATCAGTATCTATTGAAATTGCCCGATTCCTAGATTACATCCGACACACATACAACTGCGCCCTCTGGATTGAACACCACGCCCCGTTGGGATCAGGAGGTCAGCGTGACCTACGCCCCTTTGGCTCAGCCGTTTGGTCCAGATGGTCAGAGTTCGGAATAGCACTCTCCCCCGACCCCACCGACCCTGAGCTAATCGACTTTAAGCACTATCGTGGTCAACGAGAAGCCAGAGAGTGGCCCACATTGTGCAAACGTGGATCAACTTGGCCGTTTGAAGTAATAGAGTTCAGCCAGTACGACTCAGGGCAACAACAGACCCGCACCGATGAAGAACTTAACGAAGCTTTAGCTAACGAAGAGTTTGATGATCAGGTAATGGATTGGTAAGTGTAACTTACGAACGGTTTAAGTTACACTTAAACGACAAGCGTAACTTAAAATTAATGGGCGTAACAGTTGACGGCCTCCAAACGGCCAATTAGTATACATATAACCTTCTCAATACGCAAATCAGCACTTTTGGGTATTTCTGAGGGTGCAGCCCCTTTTTTGCTTGGTCCCCTCCCAGCGGAAGGGGCTGTAATATTTTACCAATTTGACAAATCCCCCAAACTGTGCTACAATTAAGGCATAACAAAGGAGCAAAAATGAAATTCAAGCCAACAGTATTCCTCGACGTTGACGGCGTAATCAACAGCCTCAACCACCTGTTCACAGGCGGCCGAGTTGAGTTCGGGTGGCCCACACCTCCCCACGAAGCAGGACACTACACCGTTTGGGTACCCGAGTACATGCCCCACCTAGTGCAAGCCATGTACCGGTCCACCGACCTGCACTGGCTCACTACCTGGCGGCACCAAGCCAACAAGCACATTTCCCCCATTCTCGGAATCCCCGGTGACGTTCCTGTCATTGATGACAACACGAACAGCCGGTCAGTTAGCTGGAAGTTCAGCGCCTGCATTGAGCCCGCCAGACAGGCCACCGAAAACGGTCACACTGTTTACTGGGTGGAAGACTTCAACGGTTACCCCCACAAAGGCCTAGAAGGGCTTGTGATTCAAGTTGATACATCCGCCAACAGAGAAGACGTTCTACTGCCCCAGCACCTGCCCGCAGCACTGCTGCAACACCTATATGATAAAGGGGAATACGAGGGGCCATCTTATGTCTCGCCACCCAACCCCACCCTTGGTAGATACCCCGCCACAGATACCGCTAGTTTGCACGGAAGCTCAGCGGTATAATAACCCAGAAAGGACCCCAAAATGCGAATTACCTCCAGCCTTAGGATTGACGACAGCCTGCAACCCGTTTTAGAGCAAGGTTTCATCCGGCTAGACGCCAAAACCGCATCCGACCTTAGCGTAATCAACGCCGCCCGAGTGTCATTTGGGCGTCACCACCGCCGCATCGAAGATGGCGACGAGCAACTAATAAACTTTCTCCTACGAGAAAAACACGGAACACCATTCGAACACAACTTCTTTCGCTTTCACGTAAAAGCCCCAATTTTCGTTGCAAGAGAATGGTTTAGGCATCGCATTGGGTGGTCCTACAACGAGTACTCTGGAAGATACTCAGAAATGCCAACAGACGCCTACCTGCCAAAAATAGAGCAAATGCGAACACAAGTAGGCAAGCCGGGAGCTTACACATTTGAGCCACTTGAAAACGCACAACTACCACAAGACGACATGGCCACTGCATACAACGCAGCGTTCAGAACGTACAAACTCCTACTCGACAGAGGAGTAGCCAAAGAAGTTGCACGCATGGTCCTACCACTCGCCACCTACACCGAATTTTACGCAACCACCAACGCTAGAGCCCTCATGAACTTTATAAATCTGCGGGCAGACAGCAACGCACAATGGGAAATTCAACAATACGCCAAGACCCTATCCTACTTCCTGCGGCGATCTATGCCGCTCACCTGGAAAGCATTTCAAGAAAACAACCAACAAGCCCCCTGACAAAAAGAGAACAATGACATACACCCACAAAATCTACTGGAACCACCACTACGTCGGAGCAGAAGACGCATTCGACACCACCCGCAAAAGTGAGAACATTGTAAACACCATCGGTGCAAACAACATCACCGACCCCCACCACATGATCCACGTCGCAGACAAAGCCATCAGGCACGGGCTGGACATAGACTACTACGGTGCCCTCAAAACCGGCATCCCAAGCCAACTAGCAAACAGCAACGGCTTCAACTGGGAGCCAGGCATCTGGGAAATGGCACGCAACTCCACAGCAGGAGTAATCGCCGCCACCCAAACCGCACTAAACCAAGGAATAGCAGGAAGCCTATCATCAGGACTACACCACGCCGACCAAAACACAGGCGCAGGATACTGCACCGTCAACGGTCTAGCCATCACAGCAAACTGGTACAACGACACCCACATCACCATCCTAGACTTCGACGCCCACTGCGGAGGCGGCACCGTCCGCTCACTACGACACTACGGCATCGACCACAGAGTAGAACAATACGACATCTCCACCAACAAATACGACAGCTACCGGGAAGACGAAACCCACACCATCAACATCGTAAAAAACGACAACCAATACCTACGGTACGTAGACCAAACCCTAGAAAACATAAACCCAAACACCGACCTAATCCTGTACAACGCAGGCACAGACCCCTACCCCATCATCTCATACGCAACAATGCAACAACGAGACAGCATGGTATTCATGCACGCCAAAGCCACAAACACCCCAATCGCCTACGTCCTAGCAGGAGGCTACACCTGGGAACAAACAATGGCCGACCTAGTACAAACCCACATCAGCACCATCGAAGCAGCAGAACACGCACACACCATGACCCGACACTACATCCCCACACCAGTATCATGATCACAAACCCAAAAGCCGCACTAGCCATACAACACGCCGCACAAGAAAACAACGACGCCCTCAAACTCGACGGCTTCGACAACGCCGTCATCGCCACCGCCGACGTATGGCACCCCAACGGCACCCGCCCAACCCTACTCGTCTACTCAACCCAAAAAATCCTTGACATCATCATGGAAGACGACATATCATATGAAGACGCCATCGACCACTTCTACTCCAACATCCACGGGTCATACATGGGCCCAAACACCCCCATCATCATCAACGACCTACCCAACTACCAATGAAAGAACTAAAACTAACCGGAAACCAAATAACCCTCCACACCCCCTACAACCAAGAAGAAGTCAACGCCCTCAAAGCAACCATCCCCACAGCCAAATGGGACAAACTCAACAAACACTGGACCATACCACTACGCCAACACCAACAAGCCATCCAATTCGCCCACACCTGGAACATAAACGTGGACGAACAACTACAACAACTCCAACTACCACAACACCCACACGCCACCACCACCATAACACTTGAAAAAAACAAACTCAAAATCAACACCCCCTACAACCAACTCCAAATCGCCCACCTCAAATCCATCCCCGGCGTACAATGGAACCCAACCACAAACACCTGGGAAACCCCCTACACCACCATCCACGACATCATCAAATGGGCAGACCAACACAACCTCCCCTTCCCCCAAACCCTACGCACACAAGCCCAAAACGAAACCCAACAAGCACAACACGCACAAAACCTCAACCAAGCCACCGACGCCGACATCCACATCCCCACCCTACAAATAGAACTCTACCCCTACCAAAAAGCAGGCGTAGCATACGCCGCCGAAAAACGCAAAACTTTCATAGCCGACCAGATGGGACTAGGCAAGGCGTGTATACTAAGTACTATGATACTTACACCGACAGGATGGACCACTCACGGCGAAGTCAAAGTAAACGACCTAGTAATCGGATCGGACGGTAAACCCACCAAAGTAGTAGCCGTACACCCACAAGGCACTACACGAGTACTACGAGTCGAATTCACAGACGGCACCCACGTAGACGTAAACCCTGAACACCTATGGAACGTACAAGACGTAAACGCCCGCAAATGTAACGGCCCCTGGAAAACACTAACCACACAACAAATGTACGAAGGTGGCCAACAAAAAAACGAGGGGTTCAGCCATCTCACCCAGACCACCAGAGGTTACACGTACGAAACCTACTACCAAAAACCAAACGGAGACTGCCGCTGGTACATCCCAATCGTACAACCAGTACAAATGGAATCACAGCCAACACCAATCGACCCCTACCTACTCGGATGCCTCCTCGGAGACGGCTCACTAGCACACCACAGCGTACAACTAACCACCGCCGACACGTGGATGATCGACCACATCCGCACAAAAGGCTACACCATCAACAAACTATCATCAAAATACGCATACGGATTCACCGGCCTACTCCCACACACCCGACAACTCGGCATACAAGGACACACAGCCGAAACAAAATTCGTACCAACCACATACCTCCACAATGACATCGAAACCCGCCTAAACGTCCTCCAAGGCTTAATGGACACAGACGGATACATCTCAAAAACCGGAACAACACAATTCACCACAATCAGCCAACAACTAGCAGAAGACGTAACCTTCCTCGTACAATCACTAGGCGGCGTAGCCCGAACCACCACAAAAATACCCTCATACACATACAAAGGGGAGAAGCGTCAAGGTCAACTCGCCTACACACTCACCATCAACATCCCCACAAACCCATTCAAACTACCCCGCAAAGCCCACAAACACGACTCAAAAACCGTAAAATACCCACCAACACGAGGCATCAAAAACATCACAGAACAACCACCACAAAAAACACTCTGCATCACCGTAGACGCCCCAAACCACCTCTACGTCATCCAACACTGCATCGTCACCCACAACAGCATACAAGCCCTCGCCACCACAGAACACACAAACCAATACCCCGCCCTCATCATCTGCCCCACCAGCCTCACAGAAGACTGGAAAACCAAAATCCAACAAGCACTACCCCACCGCACCACCCAAACCATCGAAGGCCGAAAAACCCCACCACAAACCCAAACCGACTACACCATCATCGGCTACCCCAACATCCACCACCACAAACAACACCTCACCAACCAAAACCACAACACCCTCATCCTAGACGAATCACACTACTGCAAAAACCCAGACGCACAACGAACAAAAGCCGCCAAACAAATCGCAAAAACCATCCCACAAACCGGCAACATCCTCCTCCTCACCGGCACACCAATCACCAACATGCCCGCCGAATACGCCCCCCAACTCGAAATCCTCGGCCACATAGAACAATTCGGCGGCAAATGGAACTTCTACAAACGCTACTGCGGAGCCTACAGAGACAACTGGGGACACTGGCAAACCCACGGAGCCACCAACCAACAAGAACTACTCCAAAAACTACAAACCATCTGCTACATCCGCAGAGAAAAACAACACGTCCTACCCGACCTCCCACCCATCACATACAACACCATCCACACCACAATGGACAAAAAACACCGCACAATGTACAACCACGCCCTCAACGACCTCCAAAACTGGTACACCCAACAACAAGAACAACAAGCCATCCAAAACGGCACCAACCCCACAGCCGCCCGAATCCGAGCACACCACGCCACCCAAAACCACGAAACCCTCATCCAACTCACCGAACTCAGAAAAATCGTCGCACAATCCAAAATCCCCCACGCCCTAGAATGGACCCAAAACGCAAACACCCAAAACCAAAAAATCGTCATCGCAGCCCACCACCGCCACATAATACAAACCCTAGCCAACGAACTAAACGCCCCAACCATCATAGGCGGACAACACCCCAAACAAACCGAACAAGCAAAACACCAATTCCAAAACAACCCAAACACCAAAAACATCATCATCTCAATAGACGCAGCAGCACACGGCCACACCCTCACCGCAGCAAACAACCTCCTCTTCATAGAAGCCCCCTGGACCCCCGCCAAATACCACCAAACCTGCGCCCGAATCCACCGAATAGGACAAACCCAACCCGCCACCATCCACAACCTCATCAACCCCAACACAATCGACCAACACATCTACAACACACTACAAAACAAAACCCAAAAAACCCAACCAGCCATCACCCACACCCAAATCCAAAACATCCTCAACACCAAACCCTAAACACACAACACACACAACACAGAAAACACAAACCACACACACCACAAAAAAAAGGGCACAAAGCTACCCCCCGGGTTCTGGGGGCGCTAAAAAGTTTGCGGGGCTGTCGGGGTATGGCGAGCACAGTTTTGGGGGTTGGTGTATCATGTGGGGGTGTGTTTTGTCAAGCTGTGTGGCCCTGTGGGTGTGGTTCGGTGCCCTTGTCAGTGTCCCACCCCTCTGGTATAATAGGTAGAACACACACGCCTACTAGGAGGACCATCGTGGGAGACCGAGCAACAATCCGAGTGAAGCACGCCGGGAGTGACACTGCTATTCATTTCTACACTCACTGGAAGGGTGGCTCTGTGGACAGGGTCGTTTCGGATGCTCTCCACCGTGCCGAAGAGGCTCATCGGTTGAATGATCCTGAGTATTGTACTCGTATTCTGTTTGACACCCTGACTACCTGTGAAGGTGGGACGTTAGGGTACGGGATCATCATTGGTGATGAGAACCGCCCGGGTGATATTGAGTATGACAGCCCTAGTGTTGAATGGGTTGACCACGTGAGTGAGCCGTGTATTCGGTATATGACCCCATACGGTCTCACGGGGCCCTTGGTGCCGTGGAGGGCTTGGGTCAAGATGGATGAGGTTCTCTCATGAGTAACCACGACAGCTGGTGGGAAGAAAATCAGCGATTAGACCTCACTCCCCGTCAAGACGGGGGGTACCCGAGCCCCGCTCTGGAAAACCCCGATGAGTTGATGCAAGCCATCGAAGCCGAATACGAGGCCGAATATGAGGACGAGTTTGGAGTGTAACGGGGCTCTTCGGCCCCACCCCTTTACCCTTGAGAGGCTTGACAAGTGTCGCACCCTGCTGCTATACTGGTCTTATGTACACGTACTATATCGGCCTACGCTTGCTAGTTGACTTCGTTGGTGTTGATCCCTGGGATATTCGGCCATCCGCACTGCGACACTTTATGCGGATAGGGGAGCAGCCTCCTGTCTCCCGATGCTGGTTTGGTTCTCCGTGTGCTGCGGTGCGAGTCGTGGATGCGCTTGTGCATGTCTGGTTGCCTGCTGCTCTAGAAGAGAGACATCCTATGTGGGCGTGTTATCTGAGGGCTACGAGTCCTCGTTGGGGGCGGTCATGGAGAAGGTGGCCATAAGTGTCCCACCCTCATGCTAGGGTGGGGGAGATGAAGGAGTTTGACGAAATGACTTATATTGGCACAATCCTCAATCTGCACCAGTTGTGGCTTGCTGACGACCGGACTGGGTGTCGAGCGGCCCTGGCCGGGGTGGTCCTGACCGGGGCCAACCTGGTCGATGCGGACCTGGAGGAGGCGAACCTGACCGGTGCGGCCCTGGACGGGGCTGACCTGTCCGGTGCGAACCTGTACAAGGGCGACCTGACCGGGGCGAACCTGGAGGGGGTGAACCTGACCTGGGCGGACCTGGAGAGGGCGAACCTGACCGGGGCCAACCTGGTCGATGCGAACCTGGAGGGGGTGAACCTGACCGGGGCCGACCTGGTCGGTGCGGACCTGTCCGGTGCGGACCTGTCCTGGGCCCGCCTGTCTTGGGCGAACTTGTCCTGGGCGAACCTGTACGGTGCTGACCTGTCCGGTGCGAACCTGGAGGGGGCGAACCTGGAGGGGGTCGACCTGACCGGGGCCACAATGCCGGAAGGGTGGGAGCAGTGACGGACATGAACGACTTTCCTGAGATCTTGGGGCTGCACCAGTTGTGGCTTGCTGATGACCCGGCGGGGTGTCGTGCGGACCTGTCCGGGGCGGACCTGGAGGGGGCGAACCTGGTCGGGGCGAACCTGTCCGGGGCGGACCTGGAGGGGGCGAACCTGACCTGGGCGTGCCTGACCTGGGCGGACCTGGAGAGGGCGAACCTGGAGGGGGCCAACCTGGTCGATGCGTACCTGGAGGAGGCGAACCTGCACGGGGCCAACCTGGAGGGGGCGGACCTGGAGGGGGCCAACCTGGAGGGGGCCAACCTGTACGGGGCGAACCTGGAGGGGGCGGACCTGGAGGGGGCGAACCTGTACGGGGCGAACCTGG